TTAGCAAATACTAACTATTGCAGCATTTTTTATTCATGCTCTCGGTTAATGTTTTATTAACCAAATAACATTTTATATTTTTGATATTAGATGCACTATATTCTGTTTTATCAACAAGTGATATATTTATTCTAATATCATTTCCAATTCTAATTTTTTGCATATTGATATGTATTTAAAAACAAAAAGCCGAGATAGGGCTTATTACCCCACCCCGGCTAAATATTAAAATTTGTTTCGTCGTATGCGGTTGCATTACTAATAGGATTTGCTATATTCTGACGAGCCTGAATCATATTCTGAAGCTTCTCTACAAGTCCACCAGCAATCTCTACAGCACCAGTTGTAAACTTTTCACCATTATTAGATGCGTAAATCTCAACAGTCTGCTTTGTTCTGCGCCACAAATCATCAGCTGTTCTATACTGGTTCTCAAACTCGATTGTAATACCATCGTATTTGTTATCGATATTTGTAACCATAGCTGGCTGAGGATCGTACCAGCAACTACGATGCAAAACGCCCTGATAATCAAATGATGCGCGCTCGCGATCACGAACAAGCTTAGCTGAAGCAGGGTATGTTGTACCTTCCTTCTTTGAGAAAGCTGCACCAAGATCATACTTGTTGTTAGATGCCCAACCTGGAGCAGCTGGGTTCATCCAATACATATTTGCATCGAAGCGACCCTTCATGTATACGTTTTCTGTTCTATTAGACTCATCGTCATCATACTTCATTGCTGTAAGAATGAGCTTCTTCTCGTCAGCCTTAGCATATACTCTCTGGCGCTTTGGAGCACGAATAATATCCTTTATAAGACCAGCAATAATCTGCTCAACACCGTCGCCAACTTCTGTAACGTAGCTGTAAGACTCTGTCCACTTACGATAACGCATTGGCATATCTTTGAATGTAAGACGAAGTACAACAGGACAACCACCCTGAGCAAGAACCTTAAGTGTTTCTGCTGGAACGTTTGTAAAGTCTATTGTAATCTGATCTTCAGCATCGTCCTTATAGTCGAGCTTTGTTACAGATTTAATGTCTGCAACGTTGATGATATTAGACCACTTGATAACTGGGACAAACTTAACGGTGCCGTCCTTACCAACTTTCTAAAAACTATCAGATGTGATAACGCCAATCTTAAAACGATCTGCGTTTTCATCATAAGAATAAACATCCGCGATAGCTGTACCATCCTGTGCAGATGGATCGCAGTTCATGAATACAAACTTACCAACTAATGGCTTAAGTTCTGCTTTTGTTTCCTTGCCAGCCAAATCAGCAGCTGTAGCAAGTGTTTCACCGTTCTTGTTAGAAACAAGGACTGTATTTACATATGTAATCATATTAAAATTAATTTTTTCTACTCACCCTATAATGTTGATACTAGACCTAACTAGCTGGGCTTTCCACGTTAAAATTATTATTCTTGTGTATTTACCTCTTGAGTTATAGTTTTATAGCGCTCATCTTTCTTGTTTTCTAAATACATTTGAGCAGCAATCTTTATAATCTCGGGCATAATAATATCCTCGAAATCCTCATATTCATCATAAGGGTTATCGAGTGTTATTTCTGTAGGCTTTCTGAGATAACCCAAAGAATATTCACTAATCTTATATTGCTTATCTGTTAGCAACATACATCCATTAGAATTTCTTACACGTAGAGGTCTAGCTCTATGAAATCTATAATGGAAATCTGTAAGACTGTTGTTAACTCTGTACATAAAACTATCCTACGTGCACTCAAACATGCATGTATTGATTTTATTCTCTCCATCAAGATCGCTTATCACGACGTCCTCATTGAGTGAGAACATGAAGTCTTCTGGATATGTTATTGTGTAAGATGTATATGACGGCTGACTTTCATCTACAGTCATATTTGTTGATGTGTAAGTCTTCTGTTTGTATAGTTTAATAAGATCTTCTCTACGCTTTTCATTTTGTTCGTATGAAGTTCCGTGAACAAGATCACTATTAAATCTAAGCTTGATAAACTTACCAACAGCCTAATTGAGCCAGAATAAAGATTCGTCAGTAGATGGTTTGTCTAGCTGGCTATCAAATTTATTTACCTCTCTTTCTAGCCCTACTAAAATATCTATATTCCTCATTACTCAGCCTCCTACTATTTTGGTTGTGACTTCTATTTAGAATTACCCTAAGCAAGCTTCAGTTTATACTGAGTCAAATACATGTCTACAGCACCTGATACAAGCTCCTCAAAACATGAGTATGGGAGTGAACAGTAGCTATGTACAGCTCCAGCCGACTAGTCGTTATCATCAAACTTTAATACATTGAATGCATTAGGCTGGCAATAGTATGTAAGATCTACACTCTCTATCTATGTATATACATCAGATATAACCTTAAACTAATTACTTGTATAATTAGTACTTTCAAATATAACTAATGGGTTTTTTATAATACCATTATAGTTGTAGTATGCATTGATTACATTGTCTACATCTTCTTGCTTAATAAGTATATTTGGTGTAATTACACCGTTTTCTAAAGTCTTATCACTTTTATAATTTTTTGTAACGATGCTTTCTGATCTTACGTACATTGCGTAATCTTCTGGCAGTTTATATAAGCCATCATCATTTGATGTCTTTATATTAACTCGCCTAATTAAAGATCTGCTAACATCGCTTATTCTTTTAGCTCGTCTAGTACCACGTTGAAAATCGTCTTCATTAGAATACAATACTTTTACATACTGTGTCTAGAACTCGCTTAAGAATGAATATATTGTATCGGTGCTAAGTTTCTACTCTGTCGCAAACTAAGGATATACTTCAATTAGTCTACGTTCAAACTCAATACCAAGTTTTCTTGTTTCTTCTCTTGTCATGATTCAAGTGGTCTAGTATTAGCTTTAGTAGTAAGTCTACTAGATTCTACAATCTCGGTAGACATAATGATTGCCAAATTAATTAATTCTTCCGCCATGCTATCAGATAACTCAAATTTAGTCTATCCGAAATCATAGTCGGTTACTGACAGACCTTGTCCGACAGCGAATTTTGCAGGACGTTTAATATATGTAAACTCAGCCTTTGATTGAGCTCCATTATATTGTACATCCATTGGATCTACGTATATTACAACGTTATTATCCTCTATGCATCCTACAGGCTATTCAATCCAAGGTAGATTTGTTTTTGTGACCTTGAATTTTTTAGCAACATCATGCGACACGAATACTATATTTTCATATTGATGGTTCTTATTATCATGAGAAGTAATACTCTCTTTGATTTCAATCTGTCCATCAATTATGTATAAAATAAGATTATTTATAGTGTGTGTGGCAAATGTATAGCTATTATCGCCAGACAAACTACCAATGGCGGTTAATTTATTAATCAATGGCTATAAATCTTCAGTTGCTTTCATATCTGACTCAAACGCTGACTTTCTTGGATTGTTCCCTGTATATTTTTGAGCTATAAGAGCTAAGTAGGCTTTGTCGAGTATTGTTGCAACTTCATATTTAGTTAGCGACGGATATGACGAAGTTATATTTGCCTTGTCATATTCAATCATAAACTTAGTATAAATATCACTATGCGTCATACGTCGTTAGTTTAATTATTTATTTTCGACCTGATTAATAATCGAGATCTTTAAGTCTTGATTCTTCTTTGCGTCCAAGTATGCAATACAATCCTGCAATGAGTCTGCAAGCATCTCGGAACCATAGTAATACTGTGTTCTATCCTTACGGATAATGCCTTTGGCAATAGCACTCTCGATCAAGAACTCTGTTTCCTTTGTCTTGTTGTTAACCCACTTTGTAAAGAAGTTCTGTGGCTGCTTATCAACCAATGAGAACAACGTAGACTCTACAAGCTCATTAGACATTGTATCAGCACTAACACCGAACAGTCTAAGACACTTACGCATCTCTTCAAGAGAAAGCTTACCAAACGCGATAATAGCGTCTCTACGAAGCTTGTTAATCTTATTCTTCTCAATAGCTTCAGCCTGTCTATTAATAAGCAGGTAATCCTTACCAGCATTAAGCTTATCAAGTGATGTAGCTACTCTCTTATGTCCCTCAAGGAACTTAATAATCATAGCCTGACGTGGGAACGAGTCATCAAGAATTGTGCTCTTAGAGCCAACCTTAACACAGAATGTATTCCAGAATGGAGAATTTTTAGCGAGATGGCCTTCTGGATAACCAAGCTCCTTTTCAAATTTCTTTTCGTCCTCAGGTGTTAAACCTGTGTATATCGACCCAGATCTGGTAAAGTAAGGTGCAATATAATCAAAACAATGTTTATACTTTAACAATCCAGCCCAGGGATTTTTCTTTCTGATCTTTAATTCAACTACCATAATTTTTCAATTAGTTGTTGCAATGCCAAGCTCCCACCCGATTTTGGGTGGGGTTGAACATTGTATATTATTTTATTAATTAAGCGAGCTCTGCTGCTCTATTCTCGACTGCAATAGTCTCCTGGTCTTCAGCATCACAATACAAGATACCGCATGACAATGGGTTTCTCAACATGATACCCTCTTCACCAAGGAAGTGTACCTGATAACCATCACGGCTGTTAGAACGCATAGTGTTGATGTTGTTTGCGTAACCATTTGGCAATACAGAACCACCAGTACACCACTATACGAACTCACGACCCTTACGACATACCTTAACGATGTTAGCCTGACCATCACGACGACCAAGGTCAACGAACAAGAATGTGTAAGACATCAATGGTTTACCTGTCAATGGGTGAAGCTGACGGAACATTTCCATATTGTCAAACATAGCACAACGCTTAACTGTCAACTCGATACCATTAGTCATAGTGTAAGTTGTAAACTGACCACCCAACTTCAGATCCTGACCAGAACCTGTAATGAAGTGTGTATCAATCATATTGAAGCTAGCTGCCTTCTCCTTCAAGATACGGTCGAATTCACGGATACCCATCTCACCAGTCAAAGCAACGAACTTACGCTCGTTAGTACCGATAATGTTGTAGCAGAGGTCGAACAAGTAATCCTCGAACAACTCTGTAGTCAACTTTGTATAATAACGTACGTTAGCTGGAGCAATCTGCTCGAACAAACCTGCAGAGATTGGAACGAAACGACCATTAGTACCCTTCAGGTTATAAGTACCATCTGCATTACGGTTAGAGTGAGCGAACAGCAACTGCTTCTCCTCTCTCTTCTTCCACTCACGAAGAGCCTTCCAATACTGATAGTCAGACCACAAATAAGACTTCTTACCTGTCTCAGGATCAGTCAAAGCAATAGCCAATACTGTAGAGTAAGCATCACCTGTGATATCGTAAGTAAGACGCATAGTCATCAAGCTATTGCGCATCTTAAATGGAGTCTGATAGTTGATGATATCTGCCTCATCACTGTACTCCTCGTATGCAGAACCGATACGGTCTACCTGACGGCCTGGGAGCAAATACTCACAAGGGATATAAGAACCCTGGAAGCCTTCTGCTACATAGCACTCGTATACCCATGTGCTACCATCCTGGTATGGAGTACCGTTTACACGTACCTGGAAGTTTACATTGTCAAATGCAAGAATTGCACCTGGACCGAACCACTTCTCTTCAAGACCAAGATAAATAGGAGTATTGTTAATACCTGGAGTCAAACCTTCTGTAATTGACTTAGGAGTAATCTCCTTACCATTCCACTTAGCATAGCGGATATTAACAGCGTGGTCAGCATCAATCATTACAGACCACTCATATTCTCTGTTTTCGATAGTCATGGTTGAACCAAGACCACCAGTTAACAAATCGATGGTAGTTGAAATACCATCATCCTTTGTACCAAAAACCAATGACAACAAGCCTGCTACTTCATGAGGCTTTGTAAGCATTGCGTTAGCAATCATGTTTTCGTCTACCAAGTCAGCAAAACGCTTACCACGGTAGAGCTGAAGATTATTTAATAAAGAACTTGAATTATTCATAATATGTTAATTGTCTCATCATAGGTATTTTGACGCGAGATCCCATGCCTGAGGTTGTTTTTCATGCCCAACATTGTATGATGTATGATTTTTTGTTTGGTGTTTGAGCATTTGTCTAAGTTTACTCGCAGCAGATGTCTGACCATTGCGCTGTGCTTCGCCCAGTAGAGCATCACCCTTCATTGTGAAGTAGGCTGATTCTATCAAATTGTTAACAAGGTTATTATTAAAAGCCTTCTGATACTCTGTTAAACCGTCTGCATCAGTTCTTGTAATATAATCGAACAACGCTTTTCTATCCTCCTTTGGGATATTAATACCTCTAATATTAGTAAGACCATTAATACTAGAAGTAAGGTCATCCATAAACTGTGCAGCTTGCTGCTCTTGTTCTTGTCTCTGAGCTTCCTGTTGCTGAGCCATATACTCTTGCTGTTGCTGCTCGTACGCCTTAAGATAATTAACAGCATCAGCTGCTTCATCTTCCAGCATGTCAGCATCTTCATAGCGCTCAATCTTGCGACTAATCTGTTCGTCATTCATTCCCTGTAATTTATAGAACTCACGAACAGCTGCTTTCTGATTAGATTCGTCCTCCAAATCTATGTTATCATAAGACATAGATTTCTGCTGTGTCTGATAGAAGTCTTCAAATTTACCACCATTCTTTACGTACTGATCAAGTCTAGCAATACGATCATCGGCATACTGTGGGGTTGAATTCTCATCTACGACATCTTTGATGTATTCTACGAGATCCTCGACTGACTTAGGCTTTTCGTCTGCATCAACACTCCAACCATTAGCTTCAGCGAATGCGTCAAAGAAAGCACCAATCTGTTCTGCTTCTCCAGGATCTACAACATCAGTGTCAGTCTGCTGATCGTTATCATCATTGTCGTTATCCTATTCGTTGTCAACTGTAGTTGTGTCGGACGTATTATTATTTAAAATATTATCTGGGATCTGCGTTTCATCATCATGAGCATTAGGATCACCAGTTACATTCTTATCATCTTTATTATCCTCAGAAGACTTGTCGTCATCTGGATTGTCTAAATTATCAATATCATCATTAGGATCGTCTAACACCTGATTAACCACATCCTGGTTATCGATGTCTGTAACGCTGTCGCCACCTTCCTGGCCACCGAACCCGAGAGAGCTCAAAGCGTCTTCAAAATCACCTAATGGATTTTTCTTCTTTCTTGCCATAATTTAAATTATAACTAAGTTAATATTTTTAATTGTTGTACGCTACACGGGAATCGAACCCGTGTAATGTTATTATTTGTTCCACTTTGACGCATTGTGCGCAAAGTTCGCTTTCTTTCTCATAGCTGCACTATACTTGCTTGGATTTCTTAAAACCTTATTGGCAAAACTCTGAACACTCATACCATGCTATTTAGCTGCTTTAGTAAATGTACCACGCTTAGATTTCTTTATATTGATATCTTTTCCACCTCCAAATTTAGGAATCTTAAGTTTCTTTCTAAGCTATTTTTCAGCTATCTACTATTCTGCTTCAGCCTATGCTTTTCTTCTACGCTTAATCTTACGAAAGAGCTTATGACGCTGATAGTCATTCTTCTTCTGCATCTTTCGCTTAGGACTTTCCATCTGTGTCATAATTACATAAGTTTAAGATTATTGCCTCTTCTCCACCAAAACTTCTATCCATAAGAATCTTTTCCAAAGTTATTCTAAGGGAGTAAGTTTAGTATATTCGGAAGTGAAGGCTATGTTATCCTATCGTACATCTACTGTTTATACTTATTGAGATCACGCTATTGCTGAGCTTTTATCTCTTCCTAAGTAGGGCCAAGTAGAGTTGTCGGAACATCTGCTCTAATAGTACTAGGCTATCTTGTAGATGGGGAATTGATAATTATAGGACTAGCATTTTTGGCATCTTCATAATCCTACTCAAGATCATTTAACTATACATTATAGTTATAAGCATCCTTATGAGCATTCCTATGATTGCGAGCTGCTCTAACAAGGCTATTCATGCTATTAAGATTCCTTGAGTAATTCTAAAGAGAATCTTCATAATAACCCTTCTATTTAAGTGCTCTAGCATAATCCTATGTAGATTTGGCTCTAAGCGCTGCTCCATATCTATTATGCATAAGTCTTACGTAGTCTTTAACAAAGTCTGCATCGCTTTTGTATGTAGTATAGGTCTTACCATTCCAACCTACTCCGCCATAATTATGCTATCTTCTAGCAACTCTAGATCTACCGTAATTAGATTCGTATGCAAGCTGACGCATTACATTATAATATGCAGCATCACCGTAGCCATATCTGTTTAGCTGTTGTCCTACAAGAGGGCCCATTCTGTTAACAAAAGTATTAATAGAATCATCTTTTCCACCTTTATATTTATGAAGTATAGGATGCTCTTCGTTTAATGGAGTATCAAAAGGCAATGGCTTTATAATATCTTCAGCTATATTAACATCTTTACCTTCGTTGTAAGCATTAAGTATAGACTATACATCCTGGTCCATCTACTGCTGCTCTTCTGGACTAGGTTCCTCAGCCTGGGTGTCTCCACCCAAGTTGATTCCTCTAATATCCTTCCAGTAATCAGCGCCATTCTTCCACGCTTCATACTTCTGCTAAAATGTCTTATTGTCAAACTTCATTACTTCTCGCCAACCGTTTTGTTCTTAAGGGCCGTGCGAGCCTTAAGCTTCTCGCGTTCATAAGCAGCATCATCTTTAGCCTTCTATAGCTCTGTCTCATGCTTCATCTTATCCTTCTCAAGCTGAATCTTCTGATCTTCTATCTCGCGCTTCTGCTTAGCTTCATAACGCTTATTATAAGCCTCTTGATTAATCTTCTGCTGCTCGATAGCCTGCTTTCCGATTTCGATTGGATCTGGGATTCCGTTTTGATCCTGATCTAATTCCTCGGTTCCACGATAAGCATTGATCTGTGCCACAGCTATCTTAGTCTGATTATCTTGATCAATCTGATATCTCTGAAGATCCATCTGAGCTTCCTGTAACATAAGCTCTTGCTGTTTAGATTCGTTCTGCATCTGCTGCAACTGCTGTTGCTGCTGAGCTTCTGCTTCTTGCTGCTGTTGCTGTATCTACTCCTGTCTAGTCTGCATATCCTTAAGCTTCTGCTTAATGATATTGAAGTTATCATTTGTAAGAATTTCTGCGGCTTCAAGCAAACTGGCACCATTCTGCATAGCTGGCTGTATAAGCTGCTGAAGCTTCTGTATGTTCTCAAGATCCTTAGATGTATCACTTACGAACACATCCATGTCCTCGTAGTAGAACTTAGGGGTAATATCTAAGAATGCTCTTTCTCCATTATCAAAGATGTACTGGAGCTTCTGTTTGCCAGTCTCTTCCCAAGCACCTTTAGCTGTATTAAGAAGCATATTAAGCACTCTTCGCTTGCACTAGTTGTGAACCCAGAATAATGGCTCAGTAATATGCGAGCTCTGTACGACAGATCTTTCTACATTACCTACCATCTCCGATGAGCTTACTGCTCCTTCACGCTGCTATGTAATACCAGAGATTGTTCCAGCCAGCTCTTCTATCTTATCCATTAGCTGTATATATTCAGCTATAACGTTAGACATTGTAAGATCCAATGCCGTTATCTGATTAAACTGAGCAGGCTTACCACCTTCTCTTCCTGGGATATTCCAGCCTTCTTCATATGGGTTAATGAAGTTAACGCCAACGCTAGACAGGTAGTGCATCCATTTAGCTGGACTAATATTCATAGACTTAGGAATCTATGTAATATCCATGTTTACAACCTTTCCTTTATCTCTAGCGATAGCTAACTCAAGTCTGTACCACAATACAATATACATATACTGTAATGGCTTAAGAATACTAACCAATGATCTAGGCTTACTATTTGTATTACTATAAATAGCACCACAATAAGGAAGTTTCTGGCTATTAGGGTTATCGATACTTACGTGCTGATATTCAATAGGCTGTATACCAAAGTATAAGTCACTGCCAGCTCTGTACCCTTCCCATACTTCTATAATCCAATCTGGTTCTACGCTAACCTCATTACCAACAGGCTGATATGTTTCATCAACTATATTGATCTGAGGCTGTCCAGCATCATCTGTAGTAGTTACGTAGAAGATCTTCTTAAAAGACTTCCAGCAACAATGCCATACGTTTACAAGCGATTTACCTGATCCTTCAAATATTGGGTTGTCGTATATACGTAACTGTATACCCATATCAACAGGGCTTCTATCTCCAAGGTTTCTACCAGGAGTAGAACCAATCATTTCTTCAAGCTTATCAAGATCCTTCTCTTCAAGCTTGTCATAATATCTATCGTATACTTCGGTTATAGGCATACGCATCTTTCTGCAGCACCATGATCCATCCTCAATAAACTCAAGGTCTGGGCTTTTATCGTAAGAGAAACATATAGGATTAACTCTCTCCGCATATGGCTCTGCATTAAGTACGCCAACGTAATAAATTTCTCTACCTGAGATCAATCCGTCCTTCCAGCCTTTGATAAACTCGTTGTCAAGATCAAGCTTCTCTCTCAGGTATGTAAGAGAATGATATGCAGTATTCTCTACAATATCTTTATAGTCTTTGTCCATATACTTAGCTATCTACTCTGGCGGCATAATTTCTCCAGACTGTAGCTACTGCTGGAACTATTGAGCTTCCTCTGGGCTCATTCTAGCTGTGATAGCTGCTTCTATATATTGTAGAATCATCTATTTCTCTTTCTCCTGCATTTCAGATGTAGCCTCCTATGAAGTTCTGATAACTCTGAAATTAAGAGGTCTCTTTGTTTCCTCGCCTATAAGCAAATCTACTTTAGGTCTTATAATATTAAAGTCATGAGGAGTAGCAGGAAAACCATCCTCGACCTTGAATGGGTTTGTAATTGATTTAAAATCCTTCTCGTCGAAGATGCTGTTATATAAATTATAATAGGTCTACAGCTCTCCGTAATATGATGTACTATTTCCTCCAGATGTTACGTTACCTTCACCTATAATATAGTTAACGCAATCCTCCTGCCACTTCTTTCCTTTCTTTGAAAGAGGAAGCTTTTGTCTGGGGAAAGCTGAATTGTATAAGTTATCTTCCATGTATTAAAATGTGAATATCGGCATACCGTCTTCACTTGTGCTGCTATCTTCTTCAAACCATTGTTTGCTAAATAACGGCATCTCGAAGAGTTCAACCTATTTGTTTTGTTCTTTTGCAGACGATACCTTTACCTAATAGAGCTCCTCTCTGTATATCATTACCATACACAAAGCTATCACGCGGTCTACATTTCGTACACCATCATTCTCTATAAGCTCTTCTATTAGAGGTTCGCTGTATACTCTTTCTACATTAGGGTGACCTTCTTCAAACTCATCTAACAGCCACTCTAATATTAATCCTTCGCCATACGCCCTGATCTGCTTGGTCATGTGGCATCCTTTTCTTCTTTGCACTTTGCTGTCTTTAAAGACTTCAGATATGATTTTATCTGGCTAATCAGCCAAGAGGTAATCGCAGTGTTTATTCGTAAAGTAAGGGTAGATTCCTTTTCTTTCATTCTCAAATAATAATCTAGCGTTATAAAACGTAAGTAACTTGCGCACGTTCTCGTAGTACTCTTCTGCTGTATCCGGTCTTCCGGAATACTCTGCTACTATTACATCCGTCCACGCTTCTCCAGCTCTTACGCGTTTAAATATAAATGTAGAACCAAGAGAGTTTGTAAAACTATCATCATGGTCGTATGGGTCACATCCTCCTATATATAATCCAAGAGGAGGATCCTTTACTGGGTACTCCCATATAACTACAGAGCCATGTGGTTTATCTCCTTTCTTAAGAGGGTAATTAGTTATATCCCCACTAGGCTTTTCTGTAGCCTTTACCTGACCATTTCCATCCCACTCTAGATCAACTATATGCTTCATGCTTTGAAGCTTCTTGTTGGTCCTTATTCTGGTTAACTGGTCCATCAATAACTTTCTAGGGAATATATTCTTACCGAGCTCCAATACAGCCTCTGCTGGTCTTATAGGACGCTCTGATATAAAACGGTCTATTGACTACTAACTAGCACCTCCATCTTTGATTTTGTTTCTCTGCTCTATAAGATTACAAACCGCTTTTTCTTTTAGACTATTGCCATCTTTGTCCATGTATACGTAATCACCGTTGTCGTCAAATGACTCTAGATTACTCCATGATGGAACAAAGAATCCGCATTCTGTATTCTCTCTGCCTTCGTCCCATATATTTGGAAAACTAAGAACGTTGTAAGCCTTAGGCTTATAAAACAGCTCTTTTAGTCCATCAAAAGAAGCTCCTTCTGTACCTCCTGTTCCAAAAGCTATCATTGTTCCAAAAGCTACTCCATCATCATTTTCTACAGATGGCTACTCAATACGCCAAGCGTCTAGAAGGCTTGGGAACTTACCACCTTCTTCCCATAGTACTAGTTTGCCACGAGTACCACGGATTCTTTCTGGATCGTTCTTAAGAGTTATGCCGCATATGCTAGATTTATATCCTTGTTCGGTCTATTTACCATATTCGTCTGTTATCTTATAGCCAGACACTCTCTCCATTCTAGTAGAAGTAAGTCTTTGTTTAGCCCACTCTGTATTAGCATCTATAAAATCCATGATCTCCCAAGCTTTAGTTAAAAGACCATCACCAATAAGGAATTTCTACTCTGAAGCTACTGCAAAGTTTTTCGATCCTTTTATAAGTTCGTAATTTCTTACTAGCATTGAAGCGCCTTTAAACGAATATCCTCTTTGTCTTGATTTGAGTACAGCCATGTGCTTTCCTTCTATCTCTGCTTGTTCTATAGCATTAAAATAATACCAATCATAATCCCAGAATCTAGGGAAGTCTAATATACGTTCACGTTTTGTTCTAACGTTTCCATCTTTGTCTGTATATTTAGTCTATACAATTTTCATAATTGGACTATAATTTAAATAGAAGTAATGATACCCAGTTATGTACTAACCATCCGGAGATGTGTATCCATTAAGACATCTATCTGTTTCTCGCTCCCAATATTGTACGTAATCGGTAGTTCCTTTGGGAGCAAACGTATAGCACTTGTTATTTTTGAAAAAGTTAGCAGCTTCGCTAAATTGTTCAGTATTGTGTACTTTCTAATTAAAATCTACTACCATAATATATATTATTCGTACATACCGATAACGCCACCACCTTTGACTCTACCGGCTTCTGCTTGTTCTGCTTTTGCCTACTTCATAGCCATGTCTAATGACTTGATTATACCACTAACATCTTTCAATATGGCTGAAAGTTTCTTAGCTGTATCTATATCAAGCTCTTCTTCTGCATAGCTATCCATCGTGTTCATAATGCCCTCTGCTGCGCTCTTAGAAGATTTAAGCAAGCGGGTAGCAGGAGTCTCTTGGAACTCCTGGAACCTTTTTGCTAATTCTTTTACAACGTCATCAGGTTTATAATTCTCATCATTAAGTACATCTTTAGCTACTCTCCATGTGCGTTCTTTCTCTGGATATGCCTCATATGGGCTATTCCATTTATATCTCCACACTATGAATTCAATCTTCTTCAATGCATCTTGTTTATCTTTAGCATTATTATAGAAGTCTTTAAATGGTGGTATAGCTAAATCCTCTGTACTTAATTGTATTTTATTCTATATGATGTCAAACATTACTTAAATAGTCTTTTAATCCAATTATAATGTTTCCTTGTTTTTATATAATCTAGATTATACTAGTTATCGTAAGCTTCTCTCTCAAAAGAAAGGTTTCTGTATGCATTTCCTTTATAGAACAGTTTAATTAGCCACTCTACTCCGTACCATAAATAGAACGGTATGTACAGCATTTCTTTCATCTGCTCTGTATGTATTTGTTCATGATTAATTGTGACATCAGTTATCTTAGCATTTGGTTTACAGAATAGATAACCGAACAGATTAATTGCTAAAAAACCTTTTGGAGGAAGTATATTTTGTCTAATTATTTTCATTTTAATTTTTGGCACCTTTAATATGAACGGTATAATCTGTATGTGTATTGCCTTGTCTGTCTTCTACTGTATTACTGATCAAAAACATTTCATTTTTCTATAGAGCGCTATCAGAATACGCATCTTCTACAAAAGCGTATGAACGAAGCCCTTTTACACGTATTTTACAAATAGAATTAGAAATAAAATCAACAAGCAAATTGCCATTAACTACATATGTTGAAAAATATGATAAAATCTTAGAGCTGATACCAATGTCGCTACCAACACCGCTACCGATATACAACTAAGCGTCATTATCTCTAACATTGGAAAAAAACCTAGTATTATCACCTGTTGCTAATCTTAATCCAGACTAAGGTTTTGAATCAGAGTAATTTTCTGACAAATAATAGAGTTGCGCCATGTTTTTACCAGTCGTATTATTTATAAATACTCCTGAAGATATTGCTTTTATACTAGTAGAAGTATCTGTATAAACAGTTTGTTCTTTTGTTGTTATACAAGTTTCTCCGTAAGGATTAGCAAACGTAGCATCTGTTAAATTCGCCTTTTTTAAAACAACGTTGTTAAGCGTTGCATCATTAGCTTTCAAAACGCCAGCGCTTGTAACAGTAAATGGAGCTGTTGTTAAATCAGCATTAGATATTTCGCCAGCCCATATACGAACATCACCCTTGCCTTCAGTTGTAACCTTACCATTTAATGGTGACGAGTCATCTACGGCTTTGCTAGATGTCATACCAGCGACAATCTTCTAATCATCAAAAATAACAAGCTCATTAGATGAAAGCTCTTTTATAAACGCCTTATTGGCAACAACAAGATCAGCTACAACATTAGGGGATAATGAAAATGCTGACCAATATGTAGCAGTGATTGGTGGTGTGTTCCAATAATCAGCTTCTCCAGAATCTGTATTTATACAAGCATAATACACATTTTTATAAATCACAACATCCTGATAGAATATACCATTCTCTGCATCTCTCTTTCCATCATAGTACTTTGTGGCACTCTACCATGCGCCGACAATTCTTAAAGGAGAACCTTTGAACGTTTGTCCAATAGATGTATCTCCGGAAGCTGATACTGGAATAGTCATGGATGTAAGATAAGCGCCGTTTGTATTATATGCGTATATAGTAATGGTGCTAGACTTAGACTGTACAGTTGTATTTACTGTGGCATCCCAATGATCCGTGTTATACTGTAAGGTTGTTCTATCGTTTGAGTTTACCTACATATATATATTGTATAGATTTGCATCAGTACTATCTACAACATTTTCGTTTTTATACAAATTAACATTACAGCTCATCTATAAGTTGTAATTCTAATCTGCCGGAACGTATGATAACGATATGTTTGAAAGCTATAATGAATAAGTTGATCCGTTTATACCAGACCTAACAATTGGAACATATTCACTTAGTATCATTGTTCCGTTTGTTACTCTAAACAACATTCCGTTATCACCCTCAGTTTGAATCTAATCAGATGATATTGCGGTCCACGCATCTCCGCCATCAACACTATACGAGAACGACCAACCAGAACTATTTGATGGTGTAATATTTGTAATCTGTGAACCATTGCTCTTTACAACATATACGCTAATAGTCTTCGGATACATTGTTCCATCTTGGTAATTAATGGTGCTCGTAGACGTTTTAATATCGTATGATACAGCGCTTTCTCCAGCAGTTCCGGTTAAACATATTGGATTTGTGTATTCTCCATACTATCCGTTACCGTTTATGAATACCTGTGTCATCCATATGTAATATCCAGCTTCCTAATTTGGGGCATCTTCAACCCACCCAGAACCGTCTTCAGGTGGTCTATTTGCACTAGGTTTACTTGGTGCTACAGAATTACTTTGGTGTTTTTTGAAATAAGATTTATTATATCCGTATTTAGTAGCATCTATACTTGAACCAGCGCCGCTAGTAGGGATTTTTATATCACGTCCGCTTTCAAGAGAATATGTCTAATCGTTTATTACTAATTTTGATAATGTGTTCTTTTTGATATAATTTGAAAGCTACTCCTATACATAATCGGTATCTACTCCAACACCAGATCCTATTCCAGATAGGTTAACCTTAAACTAGCCGCCATTCTTCTATGTGAGAAGAAGATTATTGCCTTCTATTGTAAAGCTCTATATTGGATAATCTTTCCCTATAGTAGAGTCTTTAATTATCTTCTATACCTCAGCTTTAGTATAATAGCTTGTTGAGTCAAATTTTATATAGTCAGCCTTTTTTAAATACGTAGAATCAGCTTTGGTATTTGTAATATACTAATCAAAGTCGATATTACTAATAGCGTCATCAACATATTTCTTTTTAGCATAATCTTCAATATTTAAATCAGTAATAGCACCTGCTATCTGCCTAGACACTTCTATCAATATCTCTTTCTTTATAGAGTTATCTCCGTCTCCAGCTACTTCATTTAACTGATTCTAAAGATCTAGTAAAGCAGAATTGCTAGCCTTTCCATTCCATTCATCTCTTTCTTCCTAAGATATATGTGAGACCGAATCGTCTATATGATGGCATAATCTAGAATATATTGACGAATAACACTTGTCTATTTTAAAATCTAATTCTCCGATTGGATTTTTGCGACAAGGCTTTTTTGGTTCTACGCAAAAATTAATCATATTAATTCGTTTAAATTGTTAACAATTATTGTACTGTGGTGTCATCGAAGACCACGTCTAAAACGCCACAGTTAAAGATTATTTGAATTTATCCCAATCTATATGTTCCTTCTTTCCTACAACATCTGCCATCCATCTGCAAAACTAAATTCCTGTATAGCCATCTTTATCATTAGCTACAGCTGCTGCATATTTTATGCACTGGTGTTCATTAAGTAATTCTGGATAAAAATCAGCATAAGCCATGTTTGCTGTATAAGTTACATCTTCTATTGTAGAAGTATCTGGAATTTTAAGATTAAGTACATTACATACATTTTGAACCTACTCAGAAGTCCATGTATGTTCCTAATTATTTGAATTAACCATCTATTTACTAGCGTATTCCTGTAAAGACTTTGTAAAATGTGGTCCATGTTTACTAACATATTCATTGTACCCATCTTCCTTTACAACTCCAACACTAGCAGAATAGCTGCCATCTTTATTCTTCTAAAGATTTGCAACGTATTTAGAATTCTGGTTATCTTCGTCACTGTGCCGTATTACTATTACCTTTTGCATTGTTGAAAGAATTAATAAAGTTATTAACAGTTGATTCCATTCTACTTATAGATTCCTCTATCTTTGAGAATCTCTATTCAGTCTCTTTCTTTTCCTTATAGACAGGATTAAGTTCAGACAATAATATAGTCGTCTTATCTACTACTTCCTTCTATTTTGGAACTGACTCAAGTATCTTTTCAGCAGTATTCTTCATCTGCTCTACTTCAGCCATAAGACCCTGCTTATCTGTAGACAATACTACATCTCCTGCATATGTAACAGATAAGTTCTCTGGGATTGAATATGTTGCCGTCTTTGAGTTAGCCTCTATAGTTACGTCTACAACCATTTGTGACTAACCCATTGCAGGCTTTGTACTTAAATCTAAATGTGGGAATCCAACTGATATAACCTTTCCATCGGTAATAGTTATATCCTGTTTATTCAGTATATATACTGAATAGTTTTGTTTTACATCTTTAAATGCCATAAGCCTTATTTTTATATGTAAAGGCTCCCGCAAGTTTTATAGTAAAACAATATGGAACTAGGACTGGAATAATCCTAGTCCCGTTTAATTTAAAAAGCGTATTACTACGCGAGCCCTAGCATATTCCATCTAGGGGCAATAAAAGTCCTACCCTGGTACGCATTTGAAAGAGGCGTGGTAGAATCTGTTGTGCTAGGCGGGGTAATGAACCCCGTCATGCTTTCATTAAGACCTAGCTTTATTCAACACAAACTGTGGTGTTAATTAAACCGCTTGAACTAAGTGCGTTTATAAGATTAGTTACAATAGTTCTCAGTTTTGTTACATCAGCTGTTTCTATGTCAGTAATGTCAACAGTATTCACTGTAATTTTGTTCTGCTTTTTAGACAGGCCCACCCTCAAGCTGGAAACGTCTTCTGCGCTGGCAAGGCTGCTAAGTTCAATAAAACCACCACCCGCGGTAGGTATATCGCTCGCTGTCTTGCCTTCGAATCTTATTCCTGAAGGAGTAAACGAACAAAGGTAAGTATCATCACTATCTCTACTTACAAAAAATCCATTCTCATTTATAGTAAAATCATTACTATTTGTTTCAAGCCTGATATCATAGTGACTTATATTCATTATCTTATTAGCAGCTTCATTATAAATCCTTAAACCTTTTTCCAATCCAAAATATGTATCCTAAACAACATTAGCTGCCATGAAATTATAGTCATTCGTAAGCTAACTAGTCTTTGTAGGGAGTTCAGTCTTCAAAGCAAAATCAGATATTGGTTTAAATGTGCCATCTGAAGTAGCTAAACAATTTTGATACTTACTAGCCACAACTCCATCGATGCCGTATTCCACTTCGTTTCCATCGCTGTCATCGACAACAAATGGCTTACTTGATGTAAAACGGTCATGAAAAAAATAACCATCATCATCTTGTGTGCTATACCTCACATATTCACCTTTTGGCTATTTGTGTTCAAGAGCGGTAGTGTTAGCTGTTACCTTCTTTTCGAGTGTTAAGAGATCTGATCTATCAGCTTTAGGATTAAGCTATGCACTTAGGTCACTCTGCGTAGCATATTCGCCAATATTTATAGTAGAACCATAAGACGTTAATACATGATCATTGTCGCCATTAGGTAGAGTTATGCCGTTCTGGGCTAAATGTATCACATTATCGTCATCTCTCATAGTAATACCAGATGGATTTATCTATATTTCAGTATTACTATTCGAAATAGCACTGATGCTATAAGTACCTAACACCGCACTACCTTTACTGTTATCTATCATAAGATCTTTGTCTATTTTATATCTAGATGTAACAGTTTGATCATAAGGGATATAGCTACCTGCATCCTACTTAGCACTAATAGCAGTATTCAGCGTATCAACCTGCTAATTAAGCGCTGTTGTAAGAACATAATTGCTAAGTGCTGTAGCGTCAGCCTTAGTAGCAATAGCAGCTTGTAAACCGCTTTCAACACCAGTAGCTCTAGTAACTTCATTTGCGAGCGCAGAAGCGTCAGCCTTTTCTGTAATAGCTTGATTTAATGCTGTATGTAAGTCATCGTTACCAGCAAGTTTATCAGCGATCTCTTTAAGTGTATCAAGGTCTTCTGGGGCAGCAGCAATAACATCTGCAATAGCTTTTCTAAATGATCCTTCTGTATTCGAATCGCCATCAACTATTGCAAGCTTATCTGATATCTCTTTTTCTTTGCCTTCAGCTCTAGTCTGCTCTGCCTTAATCTTAGAGCCCAAGTCTTCATCACCCTTTGTGCGGGCACTAGTTTCGACACCTATGAGAGTTTTTAAACTATTCTCCTATTCTGTAGCTCTTGTTGTTTCAGCTTCAAGTAAATCCTTTGTTACATATCCGCCTTCGATAACCTTATTGTCAACAGCTTCTTTTACAGACTGATTAACGAGTTTATTTGTAGAGTTTGCATCCAATATGTTTCCATGCATAAATTCCCCACCTTCAACATCAACCAATATTTCTGGATTTCTAATCTGTCCACCAGGAGTTGTTATAGGCGCCGTTTTTACTGGAACTCTATATAAAAAATCTTTTTCCTAAATCATAATTAATGCATTAATGTGTTTAAACAGTAAAAGGGAACTACCTTTCGGTAATCCCCTTTATGTAAGCGAATTAGGCCTATCCTTCGCTTACCTCAGCACCTTCTTGTGCCGCCGCTGGCTCTGGTACGGACTCAACCTGTTCCTTAAGCTGTGACTGAGTTCCCGCAGCTGCGCTAGATTCGTTTTCATGTCCTGTGCCAGTAGAACCAAATCCGCCATCACCTCTCTCTGTTTGAGAAAGCTCAGAAACTTCTGTGATTGTATACTCTGGTATAGGAACGATGACTAACTGACAGAAGCGCTCGCCCTGCTTATAAACAGCAGGAATGGTATCTGTTGTAGCCTTCATGAACGCTACAATCTCGCCTCTATAATCACTGTCGATAACACCGACATTATCAGTAAGCCATAATGACTTTTTCCAAATACTAGAGCGTGGTATAAGTAAACCAACATATCCGGCAGGAATTTCAACTGCCAATCCTGTATGGTAAACCAACATCAGCTGATTTGCCTCGTTAAGAGCTGTTTCAATCTTAGTGCAAGTCAAATCAATTCCTGCAGCACCTTTTGTGCTACGAATAGGGAGGATAGCGTTATCCTCAAGTCTCTTAAATTTCAACTCCATAGTATTTAAATATTATATTTTTATATTGTCGCCCCACTAGGATTCGAACCCAGACTTGGAGGGTTAGAGCCTCCCTTGCTACCATTACAAATCATAGGGCAATATATAAGGATGCAGTGGAATCGAACCACTATCTATAAGTCTTTAAACTTAAAAAGCTACCATTGCTACAACACCCTTATTCTGTTGTTGCGAAGACTCGATTCGAACGAGTGACCTCAAGGTTATGAGCCTTGCGAGCTACCAACTGCTCCACTTCGCGATAAGCACGTAACCTTTAGCTGGAGTTACGCAGAACCAGTATTGGCGCCATTTGGATCCTGCAACTCAAAGGGCTGCTAGGGCAGAAAGCTTTTCTTTCACCCGGATGTCCCAGTTTATAGAGATTTGAGAAACGACGTAACCTCTCAGCGATTGTATGCTCGCCTGTTTTCTTTGACTCTTAAGTTTTAGCTGGACTTATAACCAGTATTGGTGCCCGTGTCGGTTACCGCGGAACCTTTTATTTATAGTGTACGCATCAGGCGGACGTCACTCATATTGTCAAATCTTAAATCTTAAAAAATGAATGTGTTGGAGTCTATGCAGGAGTCGAACCTGCTAACTATTCCCTTTGTATCGGGTCGTCTTTACCGTTTGACTAATAGACTCTAAAGGTGATTACTTAGTACGAGTAATCCAATTCCATAAGCGTTTGTACCAAGGCTTCTTGGCCTCCTCTTCTGCTGGTACAGCTGTACATCTTCTGTAAACTCCGTCATCTCTTACTATGGCTGAGAGATTATTTGGCAGAAGCTCATCGAGCAAAGCGTCTGTAAGGATTGATATAACTGTATCATAGTCGCAATCAGTCATTCTCATACCTGCCGAAATCTTCTGGCCAAGGAAGTATGCTGTAACATCGTTTGCATTAGCAACATCCAGCATAGAGATTGTATACTTAGGTCTCTTTACCTTAACTGTCTTTTTAATAGCTTTCTTCATAACTTAAATATTAACATGGTCCACAATTATCTCCACAATCGTCTCCGCAAGCAAGGGCCATAGACTTGTTCTCCTTCTGCTTTGCTGCCCACTCTTCTTTTCTCTTCTGGTCAGCTTCCTTAGCATTATTGATGGCCTTCAACCAATCTTCAGACTTGATTATTACGAAGTCTGTACCAAGATCACTATCGTAGAATGTGATAAGAATGTCATTTTTCTTTACATCTGCGCAGATGGCTTTGTTAGGGAAAAGCTTTGATGTCCACTCGACATTAGCATCTTCTGGAATAACGTAAACATCATCGATACCTCTTACAGATCTATTAATAGCCTAAACCTCAGCTGTATCTGTATCAATAATGATAGGCTTACGCTCAATGTTTATTATCTTTTTCATATGGGCTTAATGGTTTATTTTTATTATCTTTAAATCTATTCTTAAGCTTGAATCTAAATAGTTTGTTTATCAATACGTCTCTAGTATCATCTTGATCTTTCATAACATCAACTACGAACTAAAACTAATGCATAACTATTTGTTTTACTAGCTCTGGATCATCGTTCAATGCACGTCCAATCTATCTACAAACTTTATCTATATTCATTACTTCTCCACTGTTTCAGTTGCTACAATATCGTAAAACGACACAAGTTGAGAGTCCTTAAGCAAATCGAAATACATAGCACCTCTAGATGATCTATATATAACGATATCGCCAACCTTAATAGGCATCTGCTGTATTTTTTCATCGCTATATGGGTGTGTATACTCATATGGCAACTTAAGTACAACAGCTCTAGAGAAATCTGAATCAACTTCCTTTATCTCTGTCTTTACTTCATCGTAATCAACTGCCTCGATCCCATCCTTATCCTTCTTAGGCTTAGTATCCTTAGCCACAGGTTCGGAGATCTTCTTCTTAACTTTAACAGGCTCAAGCGGCTTTACCAAGAACATCTGTCTGAACTCATACTTTATTTTTGAGCTCAAGTCCTCTGCCAACTGAGTCTGATCTATCATCTTATCATCCATATTACTTCTTCAATCCTTTAAGGTACTCAAGTAATTTAATCATGTTTCTCAATACTGTCTCCTTCTCAACAAGCAAACACTGAGGAGTGTTCTCGTCAGCCTTTGTCTTGAGAGTGTAAAGCTCATTGTTGTATTCTGAGAGCTTATTATCAATTTCGTCAAAGATGTTTACGAATCTCTTCTTTTCATCAACTTCCTCGACATATCCATTATCGAGAAGCATCTTGGCATATTCCTTTGAGATTCTATAAACAGAATTGTAAGAAGAAACAACCGTTGAATTGTCTTCGTTTGAGCTATTATGCTCTTCGTTATATACACTTTCGTACTGATCTGTATCAGCGTTGTACTCAAATGTATCACCATTCTCCATTACGAAGAAAGGCTTAATAACCTTTAAAATCTTTGTCATATCCAATTGCTTTTATTTTTTTTACGCTGCCATAACGAAATAATTTTCAAAAAGGTTGCAAAATTGATATAAATTTTGTAAAAATAGCATTTTCTCTGTAAATATGCAACTTTTTAAGCTTTTTTACGTTAGGGGGATAGTAGGGGGTTAGTCAGCTAGAACCCTTTCTCTTATATATTCTCTTTAGGAGATCTACTTTAGTAGTACAGCTATTACAGTATGTAAGACTATACAACTATAGTAGAAGCTATATAAGCTTAATAATAATTGTAAGACTAATAAGAATAGTATGGATAAGAAGAAAAAGTGTATAATAGACGAATATAATACAGTATACGGATTTAGTTTATTTGTTATACTTAATGCAGATAAGTCTGTAGTAGATAAAAGATTTGGCTTTAGAGACGATGATCAATCTATAATAGATGATAAATGGTCACCTTATACAGCTTATACTATTATGGGGGCATATGATAAATCGACTAATAAAGACTGTGAAATTATAGTGATAAACAAATTATATAACACTACAGACGATATAAATACCTTTGCTCATGAAGCGTTTCATGCAGCTGTAGATATACTTGACTCATGTCATATAAAGCTCTCTGATGATACAAACGAGGCATTTGCATACTTAATTGGGTATTTTGCCGAATGTATAAATAAAACAGCGAATAAACAATGAACTAGTTTGAGATGAGTGCTGTACTATATTATGCCGACTTCTTATCTCTACAATACTAGAATAAACCGTGTACAGAATAGTGTAAATATTTCTTTATACATGGAGTACCTGTAAATATAGCATACATTGTAGAATAGGAACCAATATACGATCTTGATAATCAATGGTTCTAGAAGAGCCTTAAGGAATATAGTATGCTAAAGCATAAGTTTGGCGAAGATGGAGCTATGAGCTTTATTAAGAACCTATGCAATCTAGGTGTAGCAGGGTCTGTAAATGCTACCCAAATGATGAAATATATTCATAGATATGACGATAAATAGGAGCGAGATAAAGCGTTTATAATGTTTAAATTCAACAGATCAAAAGCAAAATATACTCACTTAATACATAATGACGATGGTGAAATTGTAGAGGAAGGGTGCACAAAATACGTAGCCCATGCTGAGCGAAATAGCAAAAGATAAAGAATATTTAAGAGCGGCAGAAATAATACAAAAGGCCGAGAAAAACGGTAGAAGATTAGGATTTTACGAACCAGATAAAGATGAATCCATTTGATATAATATTCATGTTTTTGATACTTCCAATAGTAGCTACTACAACATGTTGGATAATACTTAAAGATAGTAAAAATAATGGGAAAGATTAGTAAATATAGCAATTTGTACGATAAAGATGGAAAACTTATTAGATCAGTGGATAGTGTTTCCGGAAGATTGGATGACTATACCATTGAGGAACTAGAAAACCTTGTAGACGAGCTAGCAAAAGACGAAACAAAGCGTACTGAGTATACTAATAGCATGTCCGTACTCATGCACATGTATGAAACAAAGGGAAATCCACACAAGGATGAAATAGTCAATAAAATAAACGAGTATGTAAAGACAAAGACTACAAAAGCTGAAGTTGTAGATGCTTTAAATGATGTTAAAAATGAAACAGAAGATGGAGAAAATGCAAGTGCTTAATGATGGGGCAGACGAAGAGGACTTCAAGGAGCTTCTGCAGATATTAAGAAGCTTTGGAGAAGTAGAAGTATTATACGACCCAAATGATCCTAAGGATAAAGATGTAACAGGCGACGAAGTAATAGAAAGATATGTAAAAATTCCAAAAAGAAAGCAAGGAAAAAATGGACCCAGCACAGAGGGATGTATACCAGATACTACTGAAGGAAATGGAGAGCTGGGGAGAGGAAGCGATTCCAACGAGACAGATACTACAATTAGCACTGCAGCTTGATGAAAAAGGAGAGTTCTACAAATTTATAGAAGTATTCGGGGATAGCAGAATAGATGATAAAGATGTCTTAGGACTGTCCCAAGATAACTAAAATGATATTAAATATTATATATGGAGACGAAGGAAAAGAAAAAGGAAACGGAGACGGAATTAGTACAATTAGTCAGACAGCTTAGAGATTACGTAATCCTGGATAGGAAAGATTATGAAAAGCTTGTACAGAATAGTAATCCAGAAAAGTTCAATGAGAGTGCATTAGAGGCTAGAGATGCCTCTATAAAACTATTAGAACAGAAATTGGCATACCAGGAAGACTGGGTTAACTACTGGAAGAATAAGTACGAAAAGTGTCTAGAAGAGTTAAAGAAGAAGACTACAAGATGGTGGAGATTCTAAAGAAAGTATTAAAGTTTATATGGGCATTCCTTACAGTCCCATATCATGAGACTAAGAGATAAACATAAATAATAGGAGATTAAAATATGTTAGTAGATATATCTGATATTAGAAAAGATTTAAACGAAGAGGAGAAAGAGATACTTGATAAGGTAATAAAGGCTATGAATGCTAAAAGCGTTACAGTAAGCATACTAAACTTGGCATTCGGGGCAATATTGCTATACGCGTGCTTTACAATTCTTCCTCTATGGGCTGCTATTTCACTTATTGGAATAAAGCTTGCAATCCCTGTCGCAAAGGCCGTTAAATACATAACTGTGGCAAAGAAGCTGATTAAGGATGATAAGGATGCTAATAAGAAGATATTATCAATTAGATTAAAGATTGCTAATAAGGAAAATGGAGTACGAATATAAAGGCAATATCTACAATTATGTAGGAGTAGGAAAGTTTAAAGACTCTACTGGTAAATGGATTGACGCTATAATATACGAGCGTGATAACCATGTGTACATGAGAGAAGTAACAGACTTTATAGATAAGTTTAAGAAGGTTGTATCTTGAATAAAATGACAAAGATTCCAACAGAGCAAAATAAACATCTTCCATGCGTAACAGACAAAGTGTATGAAATAACTCTATACTTAATGTTTAATAGAGAATTCATGAATGATGTATATAGAACATTTCGTATTATTAGCCGGGGCTTATAACCTCGGCTTTTTTATTGTTTGGACGTAAGAAAAAAATATTTTTTGTTTTTTAAACTGTTATGTGTGTACGGAAAGGCGAAACAGTAAAAACTATACCCCCGGGCTTCAGTTTCAAATCCTGATACCCCCGTCATCATTATCTCGTCACAAACCGGTTCACCTGCAACAAGTTGCGGGTATTATGCCTAACTAAACCAGGGGCATAATAGAGCATCTAAGCAGTGCAGCAGCAGTGATGGCTATAACACTTAATCAATAATAGCTTTGGATATGTAGCATACTCGATCCAAACAACTACAACAGAGAATGCAATGAATAACTATGCATATAACAATGTCTAACAAACACATATGTGTGCGTGAGACAAGAGATAATAAACATGTTTTACAATTTAATTAATTAAAATTATGATTTACAATGTAGTTAAGGCTGAGCTTATCAGCAACAAGAGTGAGTGGTCAATGGGTGTAGAAGCAAATGTATCTGAGAGCAAGTGTGTAAAGCTTACTCTTGAAAATCCAGATGACTGGCAAGACGAAGGTGGTGTGTTCATCTTCTTCCAGGAGCAGAGTCCACGTATCTTTGAGCGTTGGGCAAAGATCTTCGAAGACCTTGGTAACAATGTTATTGAAGGTGAGTCTATCCCAGAGCGCTTTCGTGTGATGAAGAATGTTGTCATTGATTGGTATAATCTTCCAGAGCCATGCTTCAAGAAGTATGACAAGAAGATTTATTGCAAGGGCAATCTCATCCACAATATTGGTGATACTATTGTAGACAAGACTGGCAATACTAAGGTTTATACTAAGGTAAAGGTAGTCAGCTACAAGGTAGCACGTGGTGAGAACGGAGAACTCGTATGGGCATTCGATCCTGAGTTGATCATTCAGAAGATGATTGGTCGTATTTACTTCCCAATGTCTACATTATCTAGTAAGCCTGCCACAGACAGCAAGGATGATGTAGCTGATGAGGAAGAGTAGTAGTTAACCTGTAACCTAATACTATGGAAGACACATTTATAATGTATTAGTAACAATTTAAAGCCGTTAGAATTTCAGCTCTCGTGTGGTGGAAATGATAGTTATATGAAGGTTAATGTTAAGTTTGCAAATGGTAATTGTCTTGCATTTCTGGGTCAGGGTTATATCACCTCTGATGACAAGAAGGTGTTTGTTCGCTTGTATGCAACAAGTGATCTTACCCACAAAACAGAGTGCTACTACCAATACACACTCATAGCACAGTTAGATATTGCGTTTAAGGTAATGGACTTTAAGTTATTGTAATTATGGATAAATTTTGTTTAGTGGCTATCATGCTGTTCGCTATACAGCGCGATATGGTTGATTACTCAGTTGTTGGTGTAATCAATGCAATTGATAAGTATCGTGGTACTATGCCACGTGTTGATTATCTTGAGCTTGTGTTCTCTGATGCTCTTTACGAGCATGTCATACATGATGTATCATTCGGAACATATGACAAATATATTGAGAATCGACAGTTTATAGAAAGAATATTACCATTCTAAAATTAAAGTTATGAAAAGTTATAAACAAAGTTTAGAGGAGCAGTATAAGCTCCTCTTTAGCCTCTATGGTATAGGTAGTAGAGTGTGGGACGATATGTATAGAAACTTTAGCTCGTACACATTCTGTGATGCTAACAAGAAATGTATCATAGCCATGTATTTAGAGCTGGAGGAGTTTACACTACAAGCTAAAGCTTATGGTGTTGTGTATTATTGTGGTATTGATGACTTCTTGGCGTCATATCACAATGCAGTATATAACTGTTTGAATATTTAGAATTAAGGCCTGGCACAGAAATGTGTCGGGTCTTTTTTTAAATCACCTTCAGATCTATCATCAATTATACGCACGGTCTCTCCCAAACACTTTCCACTGCTACGCAGTGCAGGCGTCCCGCCTGGCCTCCGGCATTCGGAAGATCAGCGGGATGTATGCTATTAGGAATGGGTGAAGATGGGGATGAAATAATCTCCATACACCCAAATCCTATGATATCCTTAAAAGGGGGATAACCAGCAATGGTGTTAATATATAGCGATTTAACAAAATTGTAAAACATATAAATTCTCAAAGTTATGATTACGTATGACGTTGTAAGTGCATCTCTTAAGCATATTAAGAATGCAAACAAGATCGAAGGTGTGACAAATTCTAGTAGTTGGTACATTTCTCTGGAACTTGAAGATCCAGACGATTTCTATGCAACAGCTGGACAGTACATTATCATGGACACTTCAAAGACTCACAGAGCATTTGAGGCGTGGAAGAATCTCTTTAAGGCTAAATGTCTTGGAGAAGATGAGAAGCTGGATAAGTCGAAAGACTATACTATCCAAGGCGATGATATCGAGAACCCTAAGATGAAACAAATCAAGGGTGTCGTATTCATGAGCAAAGTTCTTCCACAGCCAATGGTAAGAAAGTACACATCCAATGTAAAGGATGGAAAAGGTAATGTTCTACACAAATCCGGAGATTGGATCGTTGGTCGTAACGGCAAAATCAAATTGTATACTACAGTATCAATATGCTGTAGAATGCAGAGAACTACTGGTGAGGATGGTGAGACAGCATATGACTGGGCTCCAGGAGAAGATCCTGAGACAGTCATGAGTCAGCAGATTGCATCGTTCTTGTATCCATTAGAGGAAGCAGGAATAGAGGCAAAGGCAAAAGCCAAAGTTGATACTCCAGAATCAGAACCGGAACCAGAAGATGATGGTGAAGCCGATGACGAAGAATAACAAAAATGAGCGCGTATGCCCAAAAGGCGTACGTCGCTTGTTTTTTGAGTTTTTATATTTAACATCAATTATAGGAGTAATGTGGCAGTCGTGGTCCCAAGCCCACGCACTACAACACGTGCTTATGGTACTTGCAAAGCTATAAGAGGGTCGCTTGTAGGACACAGAGGGTTAACCTAGGAATGGGTTTACATGTAAAACTGAGAGTTATTTAACGCGGCCGAATTGTATACAGGTGAAGACAAAGTGCGACTTAATTCTCTATGACAATCTGGAGAGACAGATAGTGGTTATTATACACTTGCTGAAGCAAGAGGGTATACTATGTACAAGCGCATTATATGGGTATTGTACTTGGCTATAAAAGCGCACACATGGCGACGGTTCGAGTCCAGTAACCACTCAACTCATGCAAATCATTTTTTAGTTACACAACAGGTTTTATTTCCATGCAGGCATATTGGTTCGTGAGGATAGATATGCCATTCTATTGATTATTAATCAAACTATATATAAATATGGAAGATAAGAAACATTCTTTTAAGGACCAATTAAACTTACTTCTTGTTGGAGTAGTTATTGGTGGAATTATTGGTGCCTGCTTTATGTCAAATTACCATACAGGTAAGGGCAAAAAAGCAGAGAAAAGAATAGAAGTGTATGAACGATACTACACATGTGTCGAAACATTGCTTGACTCTCTCGACGGTACACATAATCTTGACCTCATGGATACAGACCTTGAAACAGATTATGGTGCAGATTATTTAGACGCAAAGTCAAAAGTGGATGAATTAATTGCAAAGTAGTATGAATGAATTCGACAAAGAAGAACATACAGAAGACATCTGGTACTCATAAGAAGTACAAACCAGGACAATTAGTTACAATTAATCATCATGTGTTTAGAATCGGAAAAGGAAAATGCAGAAATGATGATTGCATTTATTGTTTCGACTATGATAGTAATAGATTTGATTTCTGTATTTACAAATTACCGTCAGATTTGCATTTAAAACCAATATTAAAACATAAGGGTTGAGTTGCATCAACCCTAAGTGTTTAATGTAGCCGTAGGGAGTCCAAAGCCTCCAAAGGGAAACCGAATTACAGATGGAACACAAAGCTCAAGTATAGGTGAGGAGTAGTCCTATACAAGTAAATAATGTTTAATTATCAAAATTATGAACATTTTAGAAGCATTAATGGGTGAAAAATACCCAAAGTTAGAATCAGCTATTTATGCTGACGGTAGCAAAACAATTGTAACAGTTTCTCGTAAACTTTCTCCTAACCATGTAAACTTGGAATCTCCGAGTTATGTAGAGAACAAGTTCAAGAAACAGGTTCCAATCTTGAAGTCTATTGGCGTCACACTTGACGCGGAAACAGAGGAACAGTCTGTCAATGTAACAGTTGAAGTTGATGGCAAATTCAACGGCATCTCTCATTTGAGACATCTTGTCGCTATCGCTACAACTATTGGCAGTATTGCAGAAGACAAATTGAGTGAGCCTGAAGCTATCAAGAACATCGGCCTGGATTGTAAACCATTTATCGACAATGAACCAGAAGAAACACAAGCAAACGCATAACCAGGCGGTTAAGCCACAGTCAGCAAAAGGGAAACCTGATGCTGAATATCTTAACTACAAGGTAGTTGCTAAGGAGGGAGGATCTACAATGATCCTCTCTTCAGGACTAAGTAAATGTAATGCTAAGTCTTTGGAAAATACTTTGAACAGTTATATCAATAACAAACATTCAAATGTTCCAGGAGCTGGCAAGACAAATGTTAAATTCATAACAATTCATTGATCTTATGTTAAAAGTTGTTATTCAGAACGATGGAAAAATCAAGTTCCAGTCAGAGTGCTCAGGCACAAAAGAGATGAGATCTAATGTCAATTTATTGTTGGCAATAGTATCATCTATGGAGATGGAAAAAGCGGTAAATAAAGATATTGTCGATAAAGATGTCGATAATAATAAGGTACAAACGAATCATCTCTTACACTTAATCAAAGTAGAAGATTGTAACAAATTAAGTACCGTGAGGACATTGTCACTACAGCTGAATGTTTCTTTAAGAGAAGCAAAAGTTATTGTTGATGCAGCTGTAGACGGCAAACATGATACATTATTAGTTCAGTCTACTGATCTTGATTTCATTAACAATGTTAGAAACGCTCTTGAATCTGTAGGATGTACTTGCAAAATCACTAGCGATGTGTAAAAAGTTTGACTCTTCTGAATGTTTAAAAGTTTGTGTATCAAAACATTAAAGTATGACGACAAATCTTTGTGAAAAACCAGACAATCATGGAGCTGGTTGGGTTATAGCAATAGTTATAATAACTATGCTTCTATTCGTTACCGCAAAGTGTCATGCACAGCAAAAAGCTGTAATTGACACAATGGTTTGTAAGGTTGAATGTATTAAGCAAATAGTACAGAAACCTAGTGTTAACGGTAAAACCGTTAAGTATATGGCTGTATATGTTGATAAATCAGCAGGATTCTCAGAGGTTATTCCAATCTCAAAGAGTGTTGTAGATTATATTAGCACATGCAAGCAATTCTCTATAGCGCCAAACATTGGTATAAGGTTAAGAAATGGTGTAATTACATCTATCGTTCGATATAAAATCAAATTTGTACACAAATGAAATTTCAAAAGAACGATGTAGTACAAAGGGCTCTACCAAGCGGATTAATGGTAGGTGGCCTAATGGTTGTTATCGCTAGAGCTAGAGGCAAATGTATAGCTGTCAGAGATGTATCAACTGGAAAGTGTTATATATACAAGTCGAGTAGCTTGGGAATGGTAGGAAAAACAACAAAGATTATGATTAGCGAAAGTGATATGAACAAAATTGACGCCATGAAAGGCATTGGTTCGTTCTATCATGTCATATCACCTGTATATGATAAACTGTATGCTAATCCAACAAGATTTGTATGTTTTGTATCGATCCAAAAGAACGGTACTGTACGTAGAACATTTCATCTTGGAAAAGTATCTAGAGTACTTCGAAAAGTTGACGAAATTCGCAAAGGGTACGAAATTGTTCCAGTAAAGCAACCGATGTACAAGTTACAATTAATTGGTGAACTATGAGTAAAAATCTTAGTCCTGGCAGAATCTACAAAATAAATGGCATTATTGTTAGGGCTAAACGTCAATACGATTGCAATGGGTGTATCTTTAATAATCCTTTCTCTTGTCCAAAAGTAAACGATTCAAAGGATTTGAACGAAGAGTCACTATCATGCATTGAAGACGGAATAATTTTTATTAATCCTTAATTATGGCAAAACGTAGAAAAAATGGACAAATGTCTGACGAAGAATTAGAGGTTAGACGTCATCATGCTTCATTGCGTAGACTTAAATCGCATTGTAGTAATGCAAATGTAGTTTTAAAGAACTACGAATCTGCAAATCCTGATGATATGTGTGTATTATCGTTAGAAGATGTAGATTTGGGATCAAGAAAGAGTTATTTAACAAAAGATAACGATTCATGGTTTGTTGGTGAAGACGACTATGATGAGATATCACAAATAGCATTATATCTATGAAAAGAGAATATGCAGAACTATTCGTAGCAATAGTGTTAATAATTATTTCAGCGTTCCCGTTGTTTGATATACTATCCAACATAGATAGCACAATTAATGTCAGCGCTTTTTCGCTAGCAATAATAGTTATTATGTTGATAGTAATTTTGTTCTCCAGTCTCATATATTTTATATCGTACTGGACGGAAAAATTTAACTAAGTTGCATTTCAAGGGGGCGGTTTATGCCGTCCCCGAGATTTATTAGGTTAGAGGCCTACATAACAGTTCAAGTCTGTATAAAATCACGCATTATAGCACCCTGGGGAGAGTTTGGCAGCATCTAAGAAAGGGGTAAAAACAAGACGAAAAACTGCCATTTGATACATTAGCTCAGTTGGAAGAGCAATAGATTTTTAATCTATGGGTCATGGGTTCGAGTCCCATATGTATCACAAATTGCGTAGAGAGGTGTAAGTCGTTTTGAAGATGGGTGTCAAAATGCAGAAGTTGGAGGGTGTGACCGAAAGAAGACCTGGCACACAAGTTATCTACGCAATCCGGACTTGTAGCTCAGTTGGTTAGAGCAACAGACTCATAATCTGGAGGTCCTAGGTTCAAGCCCTAGCTGGTCCACAAACAATGCTGTTGTAGTTTAATGGTAGAACCCCTCACGAATGTGGGTAGGTGGAGGTTCGAATCTTCCAACAGTACTAAGATGATTCCGTGAATCTTTAAAACCCGGATAGTTAACATTTGTTAAATCTCTAATAAATTATCAAAATGAAGAGATATTTGAAAAGCTTAGCATGTGCTTAATCATGCATTATCGTAGCAGTCACAGTATCGTCATGTGACTACATGAAAAAGACTAAGAGTGAGATCAGACACGATGACTCGCTCATGGTATCAAAGATGATGCAGGAGACTGATAATCCTACATTCGCCAACTATTCTGATGCGTTAGTATATCAGAAAGCTGAGGCCAATGGAGACATCAGGATTCTGTGCTTTTTCCGTATACCTGAAAAGGTTATGCGGGATGTTGTATCAGTCTTAGAGAAATCTGGGGAACCGATAACCAAGAGAAGTATATCTCATGAGTTTGAGGTTAATAAGCATGTGTATCTGAATCTTCCCGATAAACAGGATCAATACAATGCAATCGCTCCTCCTGACATCCCTAACACAGTAACAGTTGATACTATTATCGACGGTAAGCATGTACAGATCGTGCAGTCCTCCAGTACAAACATAACGACAAAGGAGGATTAGCCATGAAGCGGTACATTATTATTTCTTATGACGGTGCTAATTTGAGCACATCAGAAGTTATGTCAATAGCTTCACAGCTGAACACGGTTAAGCCCGACATTAAAGACGTGCATGCAGTCACAATGGATGAAACGGAAGTTAATTCCATTATTATCGGCCACGTAGAAGCTAAGAATGCTACAGAACTTTCTGTTGTAGAATCTGCATGCATCTACGTAAAAAAGAGATTTGGCAAGTTTTTCAGCTCCAAGATGAAGCTGTTGCTTGCATTGTCAGAGGCTATAACTGATGAGCCTAACAACGAATCTCTTACAAATGCTATCAGAGTTATGTCTGGTGGTGTAAGTAAGAGAATGCGTGATTCTTACGGTATTTCTACCGATGTTATTTGTGTATTTAAAACAGTTCAAGATAACATGTAACTATGTGCAGAACACAACGTAATACTAAGAAAGTGTATCGTCAGCGTCACGCAGAAGCCAAAGCAAAGGCGTATAAGCGTGACAAGTTTAAAAACAAGCTAAATCCTTTAGACTATGTGGAAGATCCCAGTGTATACGATCAAGGGTAAGGTAAAAGGTAAGAATACAAAAACATTGGTATTCGAATCCAAATACCCTACCGAGAATCAAGCCAAAGAGGCTAGATTCGCACTCATTCATTTGGCTAACTGTACTCACAAAGCTCCATGCGATATCACCATTAATAATGATGGTGCAGTATTCGTTAAGAATCCATCCTGGAGTGTGGGTGAAGTAACAATATGTTAATTAATTTTATTTACAAACATTTTAAACATTATCAAAATGGCAAAAGCAGAAACAAAAGGTGCTGCTAAAGAGCAGCAGAATGCGTCAGTAGACAACGTGGTAGAGAAGTTGGTTAAGGGTAACCTTGTAACCGACATCGCAGACAAGGCGGCAGAAGAGATCCGCCAGGATGAGGAGAAGCGTAAGATCTCCCAGGTCAAGGAGATCGTTAAGTGTGCTGACTTCCTTAGAATCAAGGAACTTCTCAACGTCCGTAAGGACCGTGCGAAGGCAAAGATCACTCTCGACATTCTGAAGAAGCGTACAGAATTGTTGGCTCGTCTTCTGGGCAAGCAGGAGGATGGTACCGCCGTTCCTGACGATCAGAAGATTACTCCAAATCAGTTCCGTGAGCTTTCGCAGAAGATCGATGAAGATCAGCGTAAGCAGATGAACGATTTGAACAATGAGTACGAAAAGCACGACGGTGAGTTGCGCAGCAAGTACCCTAATAGCTATTATTATGCTAGTTATCAGTTCAATCGTTTCTAATTCTTCTTCTAGTACAAGTATCTTCGTATCACGTACATAGATTCCCAGGTACTGTAGAGGGTCTTAAGAAGACGGGTCAGTGAAGGAATCTCAGAATGAATTAACATTCTCATCAAGTATCTTCGTATCACGATGAGAGGAAGAGATGTGAACCCACACAATAAATTGGGACAGTAAGATCAAATAGTATGTTTTGTGCGTATCATTGTATCGGGGAGATTTAGGTAAAGAAGATATGTATTTACTAGAACCCTGCAAAATATATCAAAAATGCTGAATATAGCCCTCTAAGTATCTTCGTATCATGAGGATTCCTATATATTTTTAGCCATGTTTTAATGCGTTCTGAGGCGTTGTAGGAGATAAGTGGAGTAATTAACCACGATGCTGCCGAAAGCGCCTTAGAACGACTCTAAGGTGGCTTAAATCGAATGCTCTAACTGATCATTGGAGCATTTACAAGAATGTACAGTGTGTATGAAATAATCTGTTTGGACAGGGGTTCTTATCGAGCCCATATTGGGTGAATTCAAGGAAGGCTAAAAACAATAATAGCTCAAAGCTAGTATTGTTCATGCTAACCCTGAGCTAAGCTTGTGGTACACCACAAGAAAGTGCAACGACTACTGGAGAAGTAAAGTCTTCTTAATTACCAGCTTGAGCGCCCAACACCTCTTTAGGTGAAGAGATAGTCTCATCTTCACAGAAATGTGAAGTGTAAGAAGAAATTTGTTTAAGAAATTGTCTGATTTCAATAAACGAACTTGAAGATTTTGTCGACTCCCCTCACGTCCACAGTACTTCTTCGTCTATTAGGCATATTCTATGCTTAGACTCCGTTCAGGCAACCTAGGCACGTTGCAAAACTGCCTACACGGGCGTGTTTGGTTTTGACAGACAGAGGAGATAAATACATTAAGCACTATACTATAAATTAAACGGCAATGTAAATAACATTGTAGACTATACTAACGTAGCGTAAGTTTAGTCTAGGTGTTTCCTACCAAAGTGGAGAGAAGAAGAAGTTGGAACGGCTGTTCAGTTTTGGGGTTCGATTCCCCAACTTCTTCCTATTAGTTATGACAAAGGGATATAAAGCGATGATAAAGGACAGGTGTCCTCATGTCGTCAACCTCGCATTTAAATGGTGTACAGAGTTTGGTAGATTATCTAATATAGGTAAGAAGCCACACGAAAGAATCAAGTATGCTGTAAAAACGCGATGGATAGACCGTGTATACCAAGAAAATGTAGCAATCTATAACACTGGAAAAGGAATACCTCGAACAGATGAAAAGGATGCATCATTAAGAAAAGCCCTTGGAATACACGAGGGGTCTCAAAATTTTAATTTTGCAGACTCTATAAATTTGGATGGCATCAACAAAGTATTTAACTCTGGAGAACGAGCATTTTGGATATGGGTTAATAGCTGGGTAGTATGGTTTCAAGAGAACTATAAGTACCTAGAAAACTATTATAACATATCATGTAAATGTGGCAATATGGCTTTATTTGATAACGCATTGTCAGAAAAAGCTAGTTTTCTAGATGAGTATTTTGAAGATTTTTCTAGATTTATTAAGAAAACATTTAATTAAACAAAAATAAAAAATGGAGTATTTCCCTAAAATGCTAATTTACAGAGCTAGTCTGTTAGGCTGCAAAGAAGAAGGTATAGAAAATGTGATTAATTGGTTCCATAACCGCCTTAAAAAAGGCTTTGTTTATGAACCTCACTTATTCGGTGCTGGAGACAGCCTAGACGAAAATTGTTTGTACGAATACTGTTGTAATGAACAGTTACGTAGAGTTGGTGATTGGATTATGAAAACGATAGTCCTAAGCAGCCCTATGAAGTTCAAAACACTTACAACTCGTATGCGTATCGGTTCAGGACTACTTGAAAAGGTAGAAATGAAAACAGGAGGAAAGGATTTGAAAATAATCCTTTTCAACAATTTCGTCAACAACGTTTGGTCGTTATACCGTCAGAAGATGGTGTACGATCTTCCGTTTTATCAGGAGTAGGGTGAGAGAGATCTCCCCTACCCCACAATATGGAGTATCAGCGTATCACTCAATCTGAGATTGAGACCATAAAAGAAGCTCAAAAGGGAAATGAGCTAGCGTTTAATAAATTGTTTAACCGTTACAAAGAGTTCGTTGACAACGTGCTCTTTTGTTACGTGAATGACATGGATGAAGCTAAAGATCTTACAAATGTTGTATTTCTTAAGGTTCACCAAAAACTCTCGACATTCACAGATTATTCGTCTTTTGGCGGATGGCTGAGAATTATAGCTAATCGAACAGCTATAGATTATCTACGAAAAGTAAAGGAGAAATCCATGGAATTAGGAGAAGACTCAGGCCGACTACCTGTCGAATTAACTAATTCTTCAGAAGAAGAAGATCTTGTCAATCTTCTTGAGTATGAATCTCTTCTAAAGGAATTTGAAAAACTCCCAAAGAAGACACAGAAGATTTTTAATCTATTTTACGTAGAAGATCTTACGGTTGATGAAATTAGCAAAGTGCTGAAAATTCCTACAGGCACTATAAAAGCTGCGTTAAGTCGCACTCGTAGGAAAATTAGAAATAATTTAAAAAATTAACAAAAATGACTTCGCTTTTATTATTGATTCTCTCGATTTTTGTAGCTCTTGGTTTCGCAAGATACAATAAGAGCAACAAGTTGTTCTGGATCATTCTCGTAAGTCTCTTGCTCGGTTTTACCGGTAAGAGTATGGTCAACTATGCCTTTGTTGACCATAAAAGTGAAGCCAGTACAGTTAAATCTTCTGCAAATCCCATGCTGGCACCGACGTGCTCATTTCAGGCTTTGGAACCCTCAGAGGGCGCCGGTACATGTGCCGAGACAAAACCAGCAGGTAAGGATACAATTGTAGTAGATACTGTTACTGTGCTTAACTTGGGTGAAGACGAGCATATTAACGTGCTCACTAAACCTCCACGAGATTGGTTAAAAACGAACTTCATATTCGACACAAGTTGAATTTAAGTTAGTTGCCCAGAAAGTATTAAACGTTTTAAACATTCTATTATGGAAAAGATATTTCATGTAGGAAACAAAAAGGGACTCCGTAAGCTTATTAAGCTTTTGGACGAACAGGGCGTGCAACACACGCTTACCAAAAGACCAAGGTAAACAAGCACTATGGAATTAAGTATACCATCAAAAATGGTGTAATTAGTCTCATGGAGCATGCAAAGGTTATCGAGTTAATGAAGGCTGCTAAAAAGGCAGCGTAGTAAACAACATTTTAAACATTATCAAAATGGTAAAAAAGAATAACAAGGGCAATGTAAAAGTTGCTCAGAATAATAGCAATGGTGGTAACGATGCAAATGCGGCTGTTGAGGCTGCAGCTATGCTCACAACAGCAGGTGGAGCAAGTATGGATCGTAATCGCCAGGTAGACTTGTTGAAGATGGCTCACGAGCGTTTCTTCTTGGATGAGAACGCTGCTGAGCATACTGGTTTCCCACAGGGAACTATCGACAAGCTCAATCATATCAATGCCCTCGGCATCGCTGTATGTGTATGCAATGAGGTCAAGTATGGTACTAGTGACTTTGCGGTGGTAATCCGTAAGTCTGCACTCCCAGAGCTTACCGAAGCTTTGAAGGAGATTGGTGTAAGCTTTGATGATACAAAGCTCTTGCCTTCGAAGGATGATGCTGAAGCAGTTGAGGTTACAGGTGCAGCTGTACAGGTATCAGAAGAGACTTCTAAGAAGCTTGACGAGGATGCTAAGGCTCGTGCAGCAACAGCTGGTAAGGTCTTTGATCCTACAAAGATCAAGGACGAAAAGGAGCTCAAGGAGGCTTTGTCTGGCTTCTTGGCTATGAATCGTGACTCTAAGCTGATGGATAGCATCATGCAGTGTGTGAACTTCTATAATGCATATCGCTCTATTCAGGCTAAGCGTACTATCGAGTCTGCTGAGAAGACACTCAAGGAGACTAAGGACAAGGAGTATAAGGCTAACGCTGAGAAGGCTCTTGCTTCTGCAAAGAATGATCTTGAGCGCATCAAGAACATGAACTTCCATGATACGTTTCGTAAGATTGTTGAGCTTACAGGTCGTGTCGGAACGCTTACTTATGGAATTGGTGCTCACTTCTTCAATGTTACCGCTACGTCAGGATCTCCTGTGTCTGCGTTCTGTGAGCTTCGCGACCATTCTACTGACAAGAACACCGGCGTATGCAAGTATACCGATGATCAGATTGCAGACGCTGTAAAGTGTCTCGTAATCATTGGTGCAGACGATGTTCGCTCAAAGAGCAAAGCTTTGCTCAAAGCAGAGAACAAGCTGCCAGAAAAGGATCGTGTCAAGGAGCACATTGATGCAGCTAACAAGAATATCGCATTTGCCGACAAGGCTACTGCAGCAGTTCTTGCAGCGCCTGGTAGCTTCGTTGAGGGCTTGAAGCAGGGATTCTTGGATGGTAACAACTTCGCAAAGAAGACTGTTATCGCCATTAAGCGTGCATACTATCGTGAAGTATCTCCTGAGATGATGGCTAAGGTTAAGCCTGATTCTATGCTGGATAACGCCACACAGTATGCAGGTATCATCTCTAATCTGTTCCGCAACCCTTCTGATCCGCTCGTAGGTTATGCCAAGGAGAATATCATCGACTTGGAGTTCAAGACCGATGAGGAGATCAAGGCTGAGGAAGAGGCTGTTGCCAAGGCTGCTAAGGAAGCAGCTGATAAGAAGGCGGCTGAGAATAAGAAAAAGGAAGCCAAAGGTAAGGCTAAGGCTCAGGTAAAAAAATAATACGGCCAATTAAGAAAACTGGTTCACAACTAGTTGGTCGCATTAAAAGAGCCTTTGACATCCAATGGCAAAGTGAACGCAAATAATTTAACTATCAAAGTATGAAAAAATTAGTGATAACGTTGTTAGGAGCAGCATTTCTTACTATAGGCATGAATATTGCCGATCTTAAGAATGTTCCCCTTCCAACGACAGTGCAGACAGTAGCAGCGTCTACTGTACAGCAACCAATGGACCATTTGTTTGGTCAAGTGAATCGTGCTAATCCTGATACAGTGCATGATACCGTTAGGGTAGAAAAGCCTGTAGCTTGTAATCATAAACAGTTACCTGCAAAGGTAATTGTTAAACGCACCGTAATTAAGAAGACAGATACGTCGTATGTACCACTTCTGTATATTATGGAACCTGGAGAAAAGGTCGACTCCACTAATCATGACTCTACCATTCGTAAGGGAGAGCTCCGTGATTATATCCAAATCGCCTCTAATGTGCGTAAGTAAACATAAGAACCCTACGCACTATAATTAGGTAAGTACATATAGCAGGTCCCATTAGCCTGTGTACGAATATTAACTGGATCCGAGAATATGTTAACCCTGTCTTGCAGGGCGAGATCACTCAAAAGGTAGGATGAAATGTATCAAACATTGAAACAGTTTGATATAGGTAGGAGAAGCGTTGTATCAACTCCTAAAGATTACACAGCTGGACTTGTGAGAACCGTCTGGAGACAAGCTGGATGAGGTTGTGTAATCTAAAAACGCATAAGTCCCAAGAAGGGCATAATGAACCGTATCGTAATTATATGTGATAATACTAAGCATATACAAACGTTACACGAGACGAACTATATTGGTCCCCAGTAGGTGAACAGAATTGCATACATGGTATGGTGCATGGTGCTGGAAGAACCGAGGATATCCCAAACAATATAGAAGTATTATTAGCCGTAGGTAGTGTTTCTAGTGTCCAAAGCTAGTATAAAGGCCGAAAAACTGCATCAATACTGTGGGAGTAATACCACACAGAGTAAACTAAATGAGTTTGCTGACTATACCAAAACCTTACTGTTCGATTCAGTACAACTCCGTTGAAGGGGTGCCAGGGATGGGGTAGAAGTGTCTGATTGTGACCGCCAGGCTTTTCTTGTTTATGCGGTATATAAAAGTAAAACAAGCGCAAGGGTTGGGCAGCCCCTTAATCGAAGCTCTACGGGAGTATCGTACGCGGGTGAAGATCGCGGTGAAAATCTATTCCAGTTGTATTATTAGGATGTTAGGCAATCCGAACTTACAGCCAATTTCCATGAAAATTAAATCGTTCATGAGATTATGATCGATGACTCCGTTACAGTCAAAGAAAATTGATGGAGAGCTATCCTAGAATAAGAAATAGCAAAGCAGGTAGAAAGTTGATTCGAGATATATCCAGCCAGGATCATTTGACCTCCACTTTCATCCAAAATGATTTAGACTAATAGTTTATTTGCACTATGACATACAATATTATATAGTCTCTACAGAGTAGTAAGCTGGTATATTATGTATGCGTATGTTGTATGCAAGAGATATAAGCTATGAAAATCTAGAAAGTTTAAAAAATAACATGTTTAACAAAAATTGATGTCCCTTCATAGAGTGAATCTTACGTTGTAAGTAAGGGCTTGAGGTGAAGAAATCGAGTGCCAACCGATATGCCAACCGTGCTAAAGTATACTGCGCAACAGTATATGTAAACATAAAGGTTCGAAGCAATACAGGAAATTGATGGGCAGCTTATATTCTATGTTGTAAAACGACTGTGTATATTATATGTGTATACTGTCTCTATACATGTATATTACGTTTATAAGTGGGTGACAAGATGAAATGTATGGGTTGAATTCCCAATATTCGTGCACTATAAATAGGAGGTAGTAATACCGGTACAGAAAAATTGCAAATATCAGCAAAGATACAAAAAGCCGTAAAGTCTGTGATGGGTTTGGTCCTGAGACATTCCGATAACCAACCTCTGGGTACATGCCATAAGCCGAGTACCGCAGTAAGGAGACCTAGCTGACAGTCGCTTCTAAGTTAGCAGTAGAGATCATCTGCTTTAATAACAATCGTGTAGGAATATCTTGTAAGTATAGTAAGGGAAATACGACCGAGATTCTACATATTTTCGTGGGTTATAAGAATTCTAAGATTCTATGAGTGTTAGTTGCTCTGCAAAATTTCACCAACGAAGATTAGAATAGTTAAGTTAGAAAAAAAACGTGAACAAAATAGCAGAAAACAGTTCAGCATTTGATTATGCAAAGGAAGCATTCAAAGCTTTAGACGATGGGCCTGGATAAACCAGTAAATGCTAATTGCATCATACGTATGCAATTCCTGCTGCAAGCCTATTATCCTATTGTCGTAATAGGGAAAGTGCAGCTAAGTCTAGATAAAAGCGTCTACAATAGTAGAACTTCCTTTAGGAAACTAAGTAAGCAAAGTAGTAACCGAGTATCTTCGTATCAGCGTTGCTTTATTCAATAAACAACGGCAAAGGTGTAGCCAAAATACACCATATTTTTCAATCATATCGTTAGTTAATCAATAACGATATCAAAAAGGATATGATTATGTCAGAAATTAATGTAAACATCGTGGAAACAACTATTAAGTCAAATCGTACCCCACTGAGCATGCTCGGTGCGCAAATGTTTGGCCAGGATGTATTCACCCCCCAAACTCGTTTATTTAACCCAGACCATGACAAGGTTTTGGAGCAGGCTAAGCAGAGCTCCAATGTAAACCTTGTACTCAATCGTTCGCCTCGTCGCTTCTCGATCGGCTATATTACGATTGAGTCCATGGCAACAAAACAGAACGCAATCGGTGATGTCGTTTGCCGTCTCAATGAAGGCACAGACAACCAGATCGATATTCCTCTCGGTGAGAATTGCACCAAGTTTGGTGAGACCACTGAGGAGGCTGTCCAGAACGCTCTCAAGGACAAGAATTCTAAGGCTGTGTTCTCAGATCCTAAGGATTTGGGTGGTATTCTTAACGACCTCAACCGTGGTGAGATAGCTCGTCTTGACGCCATGATCGAGCAGTTGCAGAAGGCTAAGGCACAGTGTGTATCTGCCATCTCAGCAAATGAGAAGATCATTGCTGACTACGAGCGCCAGAAGGCAGAGTCAAAACCAGCTGATAAGATCGCGTAGGATTCATGGAGGCTGTTTTAACTGAGAAGAGTGTTAAGCTTATTGCTGTAATGCTCTCCGAACCAAAGATTAAGGCAGCCGTTTATGAAAAGTTGGACCATACAGAGAAGTACAAAATCTATACCATCAACGATGATGGTAGTATCACTCTCGGTTCGACCAGATTCCATTTTTGGAACAAGATAATCGGCTGCGAGCAAACCTTACCATTTGAGAGTTTCGCTCTCAAGGTATGGGATGCACTAGTGAGTCTTTCCACAGGGCTTAACCAAAAAGCCATTATGGAAGGACTATCACAAGAAATTGTGATGAAAGGAGTTAAAGATAAAAACTTTAACTGGGTCGTAGAACGACTGTATGATGTTGCGACAAAAGTATGTCAGAATTCTAGCATTGCTGATGGCGTAGGAGCGGACCCTGCGGGGTCCCGGGTGTCAGGGCCAAGGCTTAACGCTCAGCAAGAGTATCCTGAGAAAATTGTTATCAATATCAACGGACGTAAAGAAATTTTGCATGTTAAAGACTGCATAGGTAAGCCAATGATTGAGTTGGAGTATGGAATTGTAAATGCTAAACGAGTAATGCCATAAACAGAAACATTCCTGCGGGAATGGTGTACGAACTGTGCGCAGAAGAATACACATTCATGCATGGTATTATCGTTATTGTTTATAACGAAATGCAAAGACGATATTATTAGTTTATATTAAAAGGCATCCTTAAACGTTCTCTGCGGAGAATAGGTAATCCGCCCTGCGGGGCAGGATTGCCAATGGATGTCTTTTATTCTTTATTACAGTTATATGTAATATAGAAACTAGGTAAATGGCTGATTCAAGTAAATTGTTTAATTTTAATCAAACTATATGAATAAGAAATCAATTAAATTGAACTCAGCAAACATCATTACAATTCGCAAGGACATTGATATCACTATCAATAAGTATTGGCGAATTATTCGAGCAGAGAACCTCATGTCTAAGAAGGCAATTGCAGCAAAGCAGGGTTCTGGCTTAGATCTCAAGAGTCTGTATAATCAGATTATGCAGCTTAGTGAGAAGCGTATTATGATTAAGGGTATTTTGGTAGCTCTTAATACGGGTACAACTACATTCTCTTACGAGGATTTTAAGAAGACAAATAACTATAGTATTTTCGCAGCATGTGAGGCAAAAGAGGCAATAGCACAACTTAAGATGATCAAGACACTTGATCCATCAACTAAGGCAAAAAAGGGATTGAAAGCTATGCCTAAGCGTGAGATATTTTCATCAGCTAAGATTGCTCAGCTTATCCACGATCAACAACTACTAGCAAATAAGTTTGACGCTAACCTCGAGAAGTTTAATAATGAGACTTCTATTGAGATTAAGGACACTATTGCAGACAAGTTCGAGATGGATCTGGCAGCTTAAACGCTATAGGTTCGAGACAAATATAAGGGTCGCCGAAAGGAGTAAGATCGAGGCTTACACGAACCACAATAAGGAATCCCTTGCCTTAAAAATAACATTATTAACACATTAAATTATCAAAATTATGTCAAAGAAGAATAACAAGAAGAACCTCAAGAAGGTTCAGGCTAAGATAGGAACTACACCAGTTAAGGCTGAGGCAGCTAAGAAGGAAGAGTCTAATGCTGCTAACGAAACAATAAAGAATATTGAGAAGCGCCGTGCTGCTGACGCAGAAAAGGCTAAGAAGCATGCCGAACTCAAGGCGGCTAAGAAGAAGGCTAAAGCCGAGAAAGAGGAGGCTAAATATGCTGCCTCTAAGGCTCGCGCAGAGGCCCGTAAGGCGCGCAAAAAGAGCATCATGGATAAACTGATCGACTCCAAGAAGGAAAAGGCTTCAGAGCCTGTTAAAATCACTCTGGAGGATCGTTTGAAGAAGCAGGAAGAGCGTCGTAATGTCGCTATGGCTCGTCATATCGCATCAGTTACCCGTCGGTGCAAGCGTATGCATCTCAATGATGCAGACACTAAGAAGGTGATAGACATCGCAAAGAAACAGTGGGACAACGCTACTGTATACAATATTACAGTTGTATGTGATTCTGTTCTGAAGAAAAAGAAAGAGCTTGAGAAGTTGGTAAAGGATTGCGGCATTAAGTCTGCATGCATTACTAACTCTACAGCATTCTTTAAGGATGTGCCAGCAAGCGCTGTAGTAAAACTGCGTGATCTTGTAGGTAATGCTACATTCTATCAGTATCGTTCTGATGATAAGTCTCCGTTTGAGGAGGCTGGCATAGATGTGTCAGGCAATCACAACAAGCATAAGAAGGGAGGTGATCCTCATGCCATCGAGTGCTCAAAGAACGCTAGTGTGAACTTCTACAATCTCCGTAAAGCTAAGAAGAAGGCCAAGGAGACTCTTGAGAAGAACACATATAACTTCCGTCACGGCTCTAAGGCTGAAGGACGCAAGCTTCGTCGTGGGCTCAAAGTTAAGGCTAAAGCCGTAAACAAGAAGCCTACGCAAGTTAAAGAAATTAAACAAAAGTCAGTTAAACAGGCAGCTTAATTATAGGAGGCAACGTTATGAATACCCAGAATAATCAATATTTGGACGATTATGTTGAAAAATATCGTGACATCAAAAAGAAGTGGCTTAAAGACTTTAACAAGTCTCACGGAACTACTTCTAAGTTCTGTAAAGAACATTGTATCCATGGTCTTTCCCGGAAGAAATCTTGGTTCATACTGCTCAAGCGTGATTCGATCAAAATTGAATCTCGCAGAAAGGTTACGAAGCTTAACCATACCGAGCTCATGGAAGGGTATGTTCAACACAAGTTGCAGAAATGGGAGCGAAAGCACCCGTGCCCGGTTAAGAAAGACGATTTGTTCTACGCGCAGCAGTTCCCGGTTTGGGAAGCAGAAAAGAATGCCGCAGAAGAACATATTAGAGACTTAGTTGTATCTAAATATGACAAATTACAACTTGTAGGACGATTCCAGCATTCGGACGACAAGTTTACTGAGCAGGAAGTTGCTCAGATAAAAGACAATGGCGAAACTGTTAAGCATGGAGGAGTAAACAATCTTCCAGAAAGCAGCAAAGTCATCAAGATGGCTCGTAAGGAGACAAACAAGGTAAAGGCAAAGCGCAGTAATCTTGTTTGTACAAACCTTAAAGACCATCGTAAGAAGACAGGACGACTCCTGTTACCAGGCGCAAATAAGATGCGAATGGCAGCTTAAGGCGTAACTTCTTCAAAATCGACCAGGACACCACTGGTCACCCTAGTGTGCTCCGAAAGGATATGACTGCGAGGTGCAAACCCTCACTAGGGACAACATGTGGTACATATATGTGGCAGCGAGAAAGGTACCGAAAGACGTAAAACATCAATCAGCGTCCGCACATATCATGTATGTCATGCAGACCCGACGGGGTCGGTTCTATAGCTCAGTGGTAGAGCACCGGGTAGATAACCCGGAGGTCATCGGTTCGAATCCGATTGGAACTACTATGATAGTAAAGGAAAGACCAGTAGTTCTATATGACATAGAAGTTTTTCCAAACTGTTTTCATTGTACTTGTAAAGATTCAGAGAGTCATAAACTATATAAATTCGAGATATCCTGTCGTAAAAATCAACTAGAAGAACTAGTTGACTTCTTCTACACCAACAGAACTGATCATATAATGTGCGGCTACAACAATAAGCATTATGATGACATAATCATAAGTTACATTATACATTTCTGCAGTAGAATGAAGCGACTAGGATACTCGAGAATTTGTAGTTCTCTCTATTATCTTAGTAAAGAAATAATAAGTTCGGAAAAAACAGGAAATATTGATAAGATTAAAGCGTATAAGTATTCAAACTACTTCTATTCGTTTGATCTTATGTTGATGCTCTATAGTGCCAAACAGCAGAAAAGCTTAAAAGAAATAGAAATACTCTTACATATGCCAAATGTACAAGAGTATGAAGGAAGCTTTGATCTGCAAATCCAGGAATGTGATATTGACGCTATGATAGAGTATAACGTGAACGACGTAGAAGCTACTGAGACTTTGCTTAACAAAGTAAAAGAAGATGTAGAACTACGTCTTGAAGTTGAAAAAGAATGGAGGTTTGATGCACTGTCGATGAGTGGCGTACGATTTGGAGAAGAAGTGCTCTTGCGAAAAACTCTAGATATTGCCAAAACTACAAAAGACGAATTAAAAACCCGTACTAGAAAAGTCGGAAACATTCGTCTAGGTGACATTATACTCCCATTTATACAATATTCTAACCCAAAGTTGAAAGAAGTCTTATTGGATGTAAAGAATGCTACTTGCAATGCAAGTAAGTCTGATAAGAAACAAGAAAACTATGAGAAGAAGTTTGTTCTCTCAAACATTTGCTACTCTATAGGCGAAGGTGGTATACACACCATCAACGAACCTAGAGTCTACAAACCTACAGATGAACAGTTTATAGGACACTCCGACGTTACGTCTATGTATCCTTCGCTAGCCATTATAAACCATTGGCTTCCGGTTCACTTAGGAGAAGATTTTTGGAATGTGTACAGTGCTCTATACAAGGAGCGCTTAGCTGCCAAACGTAATGGAGAGTTATTAAAGTCTAAGGCATTTAAACAGGCTCTTAATGCTCTTACAGGAAAGATGCAACAAGAAAGTAGCTGGGCTTATGATCCACTTAACGTATATAAGATACGTATAAATGGGCAACTTATACTACTTATGTTGGTGGACAGGCTTCTGGCATTGAATTGTAAGATTGTACAAGTCAATACAGATGGTGTCGTCTACATTGCCGACAAATCCGCCCGCTTCGCAATAGCCGATGCGATTAAGGAGGTTGAGCAATTAACCCAGTTGACATTCGAATCCGATGATTACGAGTCGTTTTATCAGTACGACGTGAACAATTACTTTGGTGTTCGCAAAGGATATTCCCAATCTGGAGATCCGAGACTGATAGAAAAGAAAGGCAGGTTTATCACAGAAATTGGTCTTAACAACAGCATGACACCAGTTGTTATCTCCAAAGCTGTGATAAACTATTTTTTGAACAATGAACCGATAGACGAGTTTATTAAGAAGGATAGAGATATCCGTGATTTCTTAATGTCACAAAGCGTAAATAAGGAATCAAAAGTTGAATATGGAGGAAAACAGATTCAACGTATTAATAGATATTACGCGTCAAGCAGTGGCTACTATCTTATAAGAATTAAAGACAAAATGTACGAAAGTCGTTCTGAAACAAAAATAACAGAATATGGAGTCCGACTTCTTAACAAGATAGATGCCACACCAATAGACGAAACGTCATCTGGATTACCAGTACTACATTAGCAAAGCAAAAAAGATAGCTAGTGAGTTTGTTAATCGCCAGTTGACAATATTCGATGATTAATCGTTTATCAACGTATATAAGATGATTATTGAACTAAACACAAAACTCCTGGATATTCCAGGACTAAATTCAAATCAATTAATATTCCTAAGTTTGGTATTGGATAAGAATCAAAAAACTTATAATCAAGACGTCCGCAAAATTGTCAGCCTAGTTAGCGACGAAGAAATATCAAACTTAATTTCTCAGGGACTTATTACCTCGATCGAGAGAGGTAAGTCAATTACATATCATGCAACAGATACGCTTAAGGATGTAGTCCGCCCAAAAAAGGACTATTTCGATCTGTTCTATGAAATGTACCCAATATACGTTCTACGACCAGATGGTACTAAAAACTATCTGAGAGCCAACGTTAACAAGTGTAGACATTTATTTAATGTTTATGTAGGTCAAAGCGAAGCTATGGCTCAGCATCTTATTCAGTGTCTCGACTTCGAAATGAAGAAAAAGACTAACGAGGGTAAACTAAGTTACATGAAGACGATGTGGAGATGGCTCGTAGACCATCAATGGGAAGAATCTGAGGAAGAAATGCAAGACAACTCTAAAATTGAGGAATCGACTTATGGAACAGAACTTATCTAATCTTATAAGACCAATGTCAGTTGTAGCCCAAGAGGCGATAAACTACATATCTGGTCGTAGAGATCACTCTATAACATCTCTAAAGACTAGATGGGCTAAGTTTAATAAGCAGTGTATGGGAGGTATTGAACCTAATACCGTTTACACCATAGCTGGTATTTCAGGAAGTGGTAAGAGCTCATTTGCTAATGAGATCTCAACTGATATTGTTGATTTGAATCCTGGTGAAGAAATAGTGATTCTGATTTTCTCGTTAGAGATGGTTGGATTTAGGCAAGTTGGAAGAACGCTTTCTAGTAAGCTTAGGAAAACGACTTCGACTTTGTATAGTTCGGAAACGGACCTAGATGACGATACCTTCAGAAAAGTCATCTCAGTATCTAATCAACTAAAGGAGTATCCTATATGGTTTGTAGATAATCCTACAACTCCCAAGGAAGCAGAAGACATTATTAAGTATTTCTATAATACATATATAAAGGGTACCGATAAGCACTTTGTGATAATGTATGACCATGCTCTATTGACGAAGCCGATAGGCAGCGTTATAGAAACCATGCAAGAGCTCGAAAGAGTTTTCATAAGTGCCAAAAAGTATCCTATGACATCAGTGTTACAACTAGCACAGATGAATAGAAATATTGAATCACCAGAAAGAATAAACAATCCTTTGTCGCATTATCCTATGAGAAGCGACATTTCATCTGCTGATGCTTTATTTCAAGCTAGCGATTATGTTATAGTTATTCATAGGCCTGAAATTCTTGGAATACAAGAATACGGCCCGAGCCATTTACCTACTCAGAACAAGGTGTATTTACACATCTTGAAGAATCGAGACGCGGGAAAGCCCTGCATACTTGAATTCCAGAATGACTTAGCATATAACAACTTGATAGAGAGTTAAGCAATTAAAATTTAGGCTGAATTATGACAACATACGATATTAAGTTTACTGACAACAACATTAAGAACACTAACAATGGTAACATTTATTCTCAGATTCTCGATGATATTATTCTTTCTACTGTAAAGAAGAACAACTCTTATTTGTTTAACACAAAGAAGGAGGACGATAATCTGATTGATGCCATGTTCAACGAGTTGGATCATACTTATATCTACAAGCCTCTGAAGGGCGACGCTTTGTTCGCAAAGGCTTGTGATATTCTTGCTAACTATGGCAAGAAGAAGAGTATTATGAAGGGTATTAAGCTCGGTAAGATTTACCGTCTTGAGAATGGTCTTCCTATCATTTTCTACAATGATGAGATTCAGATTGGTACCGACATTTATAGTTACTCTGATTTTAGTGATTACAACTTCATCTCTTCACTTAGTCCAGAGATTAAGAAGACAATCATTAGTATTAACATTAAGCTTTAATTAAAACTTTTAGTATCATTGTATCATGAGTTTAACATTACCTACTAGTAAAATTCCTGCAGTTTCTGAAAATCCTAGATATCTTATACTCTATGGTCTTCCAAAGGCTGGTAAGACATCTTGTCTTGCACAGCTGGATAATAACCTTATCATAGACCTTGAGGGAGGCTCTGTCTTCGTTGATGCGATGGCCATCCAGTGTCGTACGATCAATGATTTAGGAGAAGCAGCAAGTGCCATTCGTGCCAAGAATAAAGAAGTAGGTCATAATTTCTATAAGCATATCACTATTGACAATGCTACACGACTTGAGGATATTTGTATGAGCTATGCTTGTACACTCTATCGCCAAACTCCAATGGGTAAGAAATGGGACGGCACAGACGTAACAACCTTACCTAACGGCGCTGGCTATAAGTATCTTAGAGACGCAGTAAAGAAGGTAGTTGATATGTTCCGAGATTTGTGTGACGAATTTATTCTTGTAGGTCACGTTAAAGACACTGTAACTGAAAAGGACGGTGTTGAAGTTTCTGCAAAAGAGCTCGACTTAGTTGGTAAGCTGAGTAAAATCGTGTGTGGATTAGCCGATGCGGTTGGTTATGTATATCGCAAAGGAAATGAAACACATATATCCTTTAAGGGTGGTACATCTGATACCATCATGGAGGCTCGTGCAAGACACATAGCTGGAAAGGATATCGTTATTGCAGAAGGTAATGAAGATGGGACACTTACAACACATTGGGATAGAATATTTAAGTAAATTAGTATATCGGTTCGTTCGATCAACAGCATACTATGCTGAGAATAAACTTGATATGTTAGCATTACGTATATTAAAATAATAGAGATTATGTTTAGTACAAAGACAGCCGCAATTAACAACGAAGAATTTAGTAATAGTAGTTATATGCCAGTAGGCATCAACCAGAACATCACTCTTAAAGAGGTAAACTGTAACAAGTCTCCTCAGGGTCTCGACTTTCTCGAGATCGTATTTGAGAATGAGAATGGTCAGACAGCTACTATGACGGAATGGAAGAACACAAAGGGAATGTATATTAAGACAGACGAAGACTTGCAGAAGCGTGATAACGCTCAGTTTGGACGAGTTTGCCAGATTCTTGATTGTTTCTACCCACAGAGACCAGATGCAGAGCTTTCTACATTCAAGGAGATGATTGACTGGACAAAGCAGATGCTTGATCCTATGATTGCTACTAAGAAAAAGCTCCGTTTGAAGGTTATCTATGACAAGAAGGGCTATACTCAAGTAAGTAAGCTCGGAATCTTCGTTGAAGACATGTCTAATACAGATTCGCAGATTAAGCTCTTTAAGAACGATCTTATGGAGCGACCAGTTGTTGCCGATAAGGAGAACAACGATCCGCTTAACGTACCACCAACCGTTACTCCGGAAACTGCGGATGCAGCAGGCGCATCAGATCTTCCCTTTTAAGGGGTTTACGCCTGAAGAAATAGAAATACTACTTGATTGTATGAAATCCGGTAAATGGTTCTTATACTGTTTACATAGCAGGAGTGCCAAACTATACAGCAAGTGGATACGCCCCAGGGAGGTAATACTGCCATGAAAGGGCGTTGGTGGAGCTAGGTAATTCAGTTACCCTTTGGAGGTGAAATGCCTCCAATAAGGCTCGCAGGGTGTCGTGAGACACAAGCATGGACGTATGCGAAAACTATCCAAATCGAGGTTTTTATCATGTTTTATTTGTTATATAGACAACAGTCCAGTAGGGTTCGAATCCCTACAGAGCCACAACATTTCTGATGATAAGAAGAGTTAAAGCTTGTGAAAGCAATAACTCTGTTCGCCTGTGAAGGCCGACATTATCTATGATGCTCAGTTCATCTGGCATCAGATTTCATACGCGTGTACGCTACGTAAGTGCGGGTTTGAATAACCTAAAGTCCGAGCTTAGCATCTCCGTAAACTGCTATACGTCCGTCAACGTAGACCTGAGCATGTCATAAAACTGCTCATTTTATATTTGGGGAGTAAGTCTGCAGACATCTGGTGTGACGACAACGAGTGCGTGTCTTGCCGGTTCGATTCCGGTACTCTCCACTATATGGCTAGATTGGATCCTTGCAAGGAAGCGGTTCGAATCCGCACCTAGCCCCTAACTTATAAGTTATGTATAGTACTAGAACAGCAATTACTATGTCCTTGAGAGACATCTTGGACAAAGTAAATGATTTAGACATCTATACGTATTGTTTAGGACAATTTAAAGTTGGAAAACTTATGAATAGTCCTATAAGGTCTGGAGATAAGAATCCTTCATTTGGAATATTTCATTCTAAAACAGGAGGATTATTATGGAAGGATCTTGGAACCGGAGAGTGTGGAAACTCTTTGAAGTTCCTAAAAGAATACAAAGGTATAACGACTAGAGAAGAACTTGAACGAGAATTATTGAGAATCGTACGCAGAATAAATCCTAATACAATCGTAAGGACAAATACGTACGATAAACCGAAAGGAGATACCGATATCGGAATAGTTCGACAGCCGTTTACCAATGTAGACAAACAGTACTGGAAACAGTTCGGAATACATATTGACACCCTAAAAAAGTTCAATGTGTTCAGCATTAAATACTTTCTTTGTAATAGTATCGTCCGAAGTATCTACAAAGAGAATAGTCCTATGTATGCATATAAAGTGTATGATAAGTTTAAGATTTATCGTCCACTTGCTTCCAAGTTTACTAAATGGCGTACCAATCTGACAAATCGGCACGTACAGGGATTATCCGAATTGCCTAAGGAAGGAGGCGACCTACTCATAATAACAAAATCACTGAAAGACGTGATGTGTTGCTACGAGATGGGTTTTAATGCAATAGCTGCTGCTAGTGAGACAGTGTTTATACCTGAAGACATACTCAGGTCTCTACGTTCCAAATGGAAACATATAGTTATACTGTATGATAGAGATCAAACAGGTATGCTTAAGGCTAGACAATATAGTAAGCAATACAAAATAGATGCTTTTTTCATTAATAAGAAATTTAAAGCCAAAGATCTATCAGATGCTGTTCGTGACAACGGATTTAGCACCATGAAAGACTGGTTAACAAAAACGTTACAGAAATATGATTGATGTAGTAATAGGATGCCTATTAGGTGTGCTGGGAGGTGCAGTAATGTCTCCTCTATTGCATAAATGGCTTACAAAAAAGCTGACTAAGAAAATTCATCTTGACAAAGGTGGATTTATGCGTATTTATCTTCCAAACAAATTGCAAATGACTATCTGGGATAGTTATAGTGAAGATGGATGTATATGCGTATGTGTCCATCATGGAGGTGAACAAAAAGTAACTGATGGCGAAATTGTCTATTTTAATAGAACTTCTGTATCCAAGATAAGGGGAAAGAATTTTTATTATGATAGACAAGAAATCTAAAAAGAAATCCAAAGGCAGAGTACGGAATGCGACAAAAGTCGATAAGTATGGTCTCTCTTTTAAGAGTAAGCTCGAATGCTATGCTTATGAAGCTTTTATGAAAGCTGGGATACCAGTTAAATATGAGCCAAAGCATTTCGTATTACTGGACAAATTCGAGTATTTGGGTGAAAAAATAAGGCCTTTAACATATCTACCTGACTTCATAGGAAATGGGTTTGTAGTAGAATGTAAAGGCCTTATGGGAGATTCATTCCCTCTTAGATGGAAATTGTTTAAGCATTACCTTAAGCGACATCGAAGTAAAATGAAATGTTATCTTGTACGTAACCACAAACAGGTAGACGAGATGATAGAAAAGATGAAAACCAATATTTGAGTATTATAATATCAGTAAATATGGAAAAGAAATTTTTGAAAGTAGGTAAGAGCATAAACTTTAAGTTTAACACAGAAGGTCTTGAGTGTGATTTGACTCCAGGAATGGTTTACAGTATTGATGTAGATCGTTATACTGACGCAATCTCACTCGAAGAGACTAGCGGCTTATCTTTACCTTCTAAGGTATATTGTACACAGCGTGACGAACGCTTTATAAATAAGGTTATTAATAGCTATAATCTGTCTGAAAGTGGATTTACTGGTGTAATGCTTGCAGGATTAAAGGGTTCTGGAAAGACTGTAATGGCTAAGGTAATTGCCAATAAGAGCGGTCTTCCAATTATAAATATAGACAAAAACATACGTCCGTATATCCTTAGAAATCTTGTAGAAAAGCTTGGTGACACAAGCGTTTGTTTCCTGTTCGACGAACTTGATAAAGTTCTTGCGGATTATGACGATTCTGTATTGTTACAGGTATTGGATGGTTCTGATACTAAGGGTAAGCATATGATTTTGTTTACATGTAACGATGACGATGAAATATCAGAATACCTGATAGACCGTTGTTCTCGTATCCGCTATTGGCGTGAGTTTGATGAGATGTCTCCATCTCTTATAATGGAGGTATTGAATGATAAGCTTAACGACAAGAAGGAAATTAAATCTTTAACAGACTTTATCAAGGACAATTTTGAAGTATGTAGTTTTGATAACATTGCATCTTTTGTAAAAGAGGCAAATGACTATCCTACTACGACATTCGAAGAACTGTTTGAGGATATGAACCTTTCTTCAAAAGGTACTATAAAGCCTCATGCTCGTTCTTGTAAAGAGAATAATCACAAGAACGTTAAGAAGACTAAGTTCTCTGAAGACATTTGTTGTGATTGTTGTTCAGGATGCTAATGAAGACACCAGAGTACAAAATACCGGAATACGACATTCCATACTACGAAGATAATACACGCATTAGCAATAGTGCGATAGGCTGGTTCTTGAATAAAGGGCCGGCCTATTTTCGTAATATGCTGGATGGTAAAGAGAAAGGCTTAGATTTGCCACAGTTACGTAAGGGAACCATGATACATGAGTTCCTGCTTCAGCCAGATCAATTCTGGAATGATTATGTTCTGTTCGATGGCGATAAGCCTAAAAGTGTGCAAGCACAAAAGTTCTGTGAAAACTTAATAAATACCGTTGAAATAGAGCTAAATAAACAGCTCTCAGAGGCTTATCGCAAGTCTTATAGTATAGTTGGCAAGAGTGAAGATAAAATCCTCTCAGAAGCGCTTAAAATAAGCGTAGAGTATAAGGATTATATCGAAGCTATTAAGTCTAAGAAAATACTTATATCTCAGTATGACTTAGACCAGCTTATGAAGATTCAGCATAATGTTGGAGAACATAAGTTAGCAAGACAACTAATACGAAGAGCTGGTGAGCATGGCAGTATACACGTATATCATGAGTTTCAGATAAACTGGGATTATTTGGTCGAAGACGAATTGAATCATGAAGCACTTACTCCTATTGCATGTAAATCATTACTTGATAGTTGTACATTTAACTTTGACACAAAGACATGTACAATTATGGATATCAAAACTACAGCTAAGTTATGGCACTTTGAAGACAGTATGAAAGAATTTGATTACTGTAGGCAATTGTGTTTTTACCAAGAAGCAGTATATTGGTATCTAAATAACGAATTGGAATTAAGTAGTGATGAAATCAACGAATGGAGATTTGAATCTTATATCATAGCTATCGACACAACAGGTAGCAATGAAATAAGGGTATTCAAATTGACTACACCACAAGTTACTTCTAGAGGTGTAACAATATATGATTTCATGAGAATTTATCTATGGCATTTGGGAACAGGCAACTGGGACCATAGCTATGATTACTATACTGGAGACGGTAGTGAAACTTTAAACCTATGAGTAAACAATGCAAAGTATTAATCCCGTTGTTAGGGGGAAATATGATGCTTGAAGATATATCAGAAGATGTTGGATTCTATAACGCTTATACAAGTAATATTGATAAGCCGTATTTAGATTCCCACATCTTTCTTGTATATAGCAATTTGTGTCATACAGATGAACGATGGTATACAGATAGAAAAATAAAAGGTTTGTCAACATATTATGGATCAGACACCATATATATTAAAAACAAACCTTTTACTGTATATATACTAAAAGTAATTCCAAAAAAATATTTGGATATTATGGATGGTATTGTAAATCTTACAACAAAAGAACGTGACAAAATAAACAAATTCTGGTGTTGTACAGATAATTATATTAATCGTTTCATATGTGATAAATATAATAAAATAAGTTGCGAAGAGAGTAATCTTCCTCTTAACGATAATTACGTCACACTAGACGACGTATACTTTGAGAATGAAAAAAGCTCAGGCCTCTTAATTGAGACTTGAGCTTTTATTCTTTTGTTTTGTTTAAAACGTTACGACATCAATTATACGATTATTCATCAAATCTGTCAGAAGGATCATAGGAAGAACCTCCGCCAAAAGACGGTTCGTAATCTTCATTAAGCCAAGGGTTTGAATTAGATTTAGATGACTTCTTATTTCCTCCACTAAAAGCCTTATTTATTTTATACAGAGTTGAATTAGGTGCAACGCTTTGACTATAAAATTTATACTTACCTTTTAATCCAGATACAGTAAAGTTTTCGTAAAGATTGCTTCCAGGTATTCCGAATAAAGGAGACAATTTAATAAGATCTTTCTCTAATTTTGTTCGACCAGCATAAGATGAATTTTTACCAAGAACATCTTCATAGTAAGAAGCATCATCTTCATCAGATATAGTAGTCAATCCCAAATACGCTAGCTATCCTACAATGTTACCAAAGTATGCATATCTCTACAAATATGCATAAACAGTAGTAGGAGACGTAAACAAGTCTAATACGGTGTTTGGAACCCATGCAGTAGAAGACTCTGTTAATAATCCCTGATTTAATAAAGCTATTGCATATGTTGCATACTGAACTATATCATCATCGTCATCATCAAGATCCTGTATCATCTGTGCAGTAAATACAGATAATATACCCATAGCTGCAATAAAACCTATTTCTAAAGCAGACTTTAACAACATCTTCTTTTCGTTATAAGTTTTACTTCTTCTACCTTTGTCGTTTTTAATAGCATCGAAATCAAATGTAATGAGATGTTTTGCTAACTAAAGTGCATTATTTATTGTCTTTCGCAATGCTGTTATTGTAGCTCTTACTTGACCCCTATCAACTGTAGCTGTATTAAAATTAAACTAACCATCATATCTCTCATAGTACTCTCTAGCTCTCTCAAACTCTTCGTCAGACATCTCGCCATTATTTCTTTTGTATTTTATAGCATTAAAAGAAGTAGGATTATATTTATCTGACTTGTATTCAGAGAAGTCACTACCGGCTTTAAATCTATCAAATCCAAGAGTAGGTAGGTATCCACGCATTACCATTATCCATCTTGCAAATGGATTTGTATATGCTACAGAGTGTCTTCCGTTCTCAGGCATCATACCATTTGCTACTGCTGATCTTTCTTTTATAGTGTTAGACACTATATCTTCAAGACGTTTACTAACTTTATCTTTAAATTCATCACGAACTACAAAATTGCTATTCTCTTCAATATAGGCATCATGCAAAGTTATCTTTGCATTTTCATAGTTTTGCATACCAGCCTAATCACCAAGCCCAGCTTTGTAATACAAATCCATAGCTTCTTCTTGGTTTACAAATCTATCCTCCCATCCAGTAACTTTATATTCTGCATTATATAGGATTTTTGATTTGTCTACTTTTTCTACTATTGGAACATGCACTAGCCTAAAATGGTGATATACAGAAGCACATATCATACCAGTAACCATAAAGTCAGTTACTGTATAACCTCCCATTAACAGATTGTCTCTAAGAAACTTTGTGGCCCAAGTATTTTGTGTATGGCTAAATGATTCGTCTATACTCTTCGTGCAACCATTATACTGCATTGCTGCTGCTAACCAACCATGAACGTTTGGCTTTCCAATACTTGCAGCAATAGTACCAAGAGATCTAGCTATATAACTATGAGCGTAAGCCATATCTTTGGCAGTTATATACTTACCTGTAAAGGCTTCAATTCCAACAGTCTTACTAGCATCAAGAAATCCCTTCATAATAGTAAAGTAGTTGTGAGACAAAAGTGTTCTAGATGTGTTCTTTCTAATAGTGTCGGCAGATTTTATTAATCTCTGTGCAGATTTAGACATTTTCTTATTAGAGTTTTCGTTTAGTTTTGTATGCTTGTCATACATATATGTATCTATCATCTCTCTAATAACTTTTGCAGTATCTGTAGTTGTTCCGTTATTTACAGAATCGTGAATCAATTCCAAATCAGGTGTCAACTATGATACAAGTCTAAAGTTTTCTGCCATCATCCAGTAAGACATTACAGATCCTATGATATCTGTAGAAATATGTTCCGGATCATCAAGTGTCTTTACATACCTGATAGGAATAACACCAACCTTTGTTCCGTCTGGTCTCATTGCTAAGTCGTCAGACATAGACATATCGAATTCTGTATCAGTTTCGTTTATCTAAGAAAATTGTCCTGCAGCGTATCCTATTGACTTTGCTATACCAAGAG